GTAAGAGTATTACTGGAAGACCTGTTTTGCGGAAAGCATTAGATGAATTAGACGAAGGAAAAGCGCAAGCACTTTTTGTTACACGCTTAGATAGACTTGCACGCTCTACTCGGGATTTTTTAAGTATTGTTGACCGTTCACATAAATACGAGTGGCGTTTAGCACTTCTTGATTTGGGATTGGACACTGGTACATATCAAGGACGTTTTGTTGTAACCATCATGTCTGCAATGGCAGAGATGGAGCGTGGAATGATTTCTATGCGTCAAAAAGACGTACATAAAGACCGTAGAGACGCGGGGAAGATTTGGGGTGTCACAATTGGCCCTAAATCTCCTCTATCTGCAGAGATTAAAGAAAGAATTTATAGTCAGCGTTTAGCTGGACTTTCATACGGAAAAATTGCTGAAGGTTTAGAAAATGACAAAATAGAACCACCTCGTGGAGGAAACGGGTGGTATGCAGCTAACGTGAGACACATTTTTTTGGCGTATTCAAAAGAGAAAAGCATTTTAGGCGAACTCCAATAAGGTAAAATTACTACGTAGTTTTGTGTGGACAGCAAGCTACAACAGGCGGTTTGTTAATCGCTTGTATTGCCGTGCGTTGGAGGCAGTGCTTTGTTGCGTACATTTTTTGGAAGAGCCGAACTTAATCTAAAAAGATTTTGGCTATCAGCTGCTGCTACCCCTTTTATAATTTTTCTCATCGGGGTTTTAACTCCACAAGCTGCACATGCTTCTGACGAACAGGGGGTCCAACCAACACCAGACCCAAACCAAGCGCCAAGTTCAAATGCGTCGTCGGGAGGTGATCCACAAGCTTCTTCCAGTGGCTCAGCGCAAGAGCAAATCACAGAAGTGGCAACCGCAGTAGCAACAGCGGAATCTGCAGTAACACAGTTGGAAACAAAAGTTGACCAGATTTTGGAGGTAGCAACATCAGTATCTCAACCTTCTACGCAAGTAACGGAATCAATATCTAATGCTCAAACTGCGGTAACAGAAGCTTCAAGTGCTACCCAACAAGCCAGTGAATCAGTACAAACAGCACAAACAGCAGTTACCGTATCGCAAATTGCCAATCAAACTTTGGCCCAAGCAACCTCCACAGTTGAGGCCCAAACCGCAGCAGTAGCAACAGCAACATCAGAGGCAACTGCTGCAGCAACAGCAGTATCTAATCAAGAAACAGTAGTCTCTCAAGCACAAGCAACTGCAACTTCAACTCAAGCAGCAGCAGATTCAGCAAACACAAGTACAACAGTTACAGAGACTTTTAATAACAACACCACCAGCGTAGTTACAGTAACTACTGGTGGAACAACAGTAACTTCTTCAACTGGCTCCACTGGTGTTTCAATTGGCGGAAACTGGAACACCCCTCAGACGGCTGGTCCTGCTCTTACAATTATTAATCCAACTAACGATATTGTTATTGACGTTAATCCATCTAATACTGGAACAGTTACTCAGGTTGTAATGGGTGTGTACGCTAAAAATGGCGATACTCCAATTATTACAACAAACACAGATGGAACCATAACCACAACGGTTTTAGACAACAACGTATCTACTCAGCTACAACCAGTTCAATATACAACTACCGAGACGGTTACTGGCACAAATATTGATACTGTAACTATTGTAAAAGATTCCGATTATTACATTATCGACAATATTAAAGTCACGAAAACAACTTCTGACCCAGCGCTTGTTGCTGCAGCTCAGCAAGCAGCAACTACTCTTGCCACAGAACAAGCTACTTTAACAACCCTGCAAACAGCTCAAACAACAGCAAATAACAATCTAACTTCAGCTCAAGAAAGCCTTTCTACAGCTCAAACAACTCAAGAGATGGCTCAGGATTTAGCTACAGTGTCTACTGCTGGCGCTGTTTCGGCAGTCGCAACAGCTCAAGCTTCAGTAGAACCAGCGATGACCGCCGTTGTTGAAGCAGTTGTAGTAGTTGCTCAGACTCAAGTTGTTGTTGCTGAAGCAGCAGTTGAAACCGTATCTAACACACTTCAAACAGTTGTTGCTTCAGCAGACGCTCTTCCACTACAAAAACCAGAAGTTACTGCAGTAGTTGATGCTGCTGTTGATGCAGTTGTTGGGGCACAAGAAGCGGTTGAAGCAGCAAAGACTGCTATGGAGACTGCAGTTACTTTAGCTCAAACAGCTTTAACAGAACCAGTAGCAGCAGCAGCAGTTGCAGAGAAAACAGAAGTTTTAACACAAGCTCAAGCTGCAGTTGATGCTCAAGAGGTAGTAGTAACGCAAGCCGTTACTACCGAGGCAGCTGCTCAAGCCGTTGTGGATTCTGCTACAACTCCAGGATTAAAAGTCGAGGTTTACAACACTCAAGGGCAAAATGCTTCTCCGACTCTTCCTGCAAACGCAGTTCCAATTCACACCACTACAGATACAAATGGAATTAATGAGCAGTGGGGTAGCGGAAACGTTGCTGGCTCAAATCGCGGTGAAGATGTCATTGTTAAATACACTGGTCAGTGGACTCCTCAAACAACTGGGACTCAGTACCTTCATGCACCAGCAGATGACGGGGTAAGGCTTTACCTTAATGGTGAGCTAGTAATTAATGATTGGTATGACAAAGGCGGAGGTGGTTCTACAGCAGATGTAGAGACAATCGCTGGAACAAGCAAAGTTTTTGAGTTTTGGTATTACGAAAATGGTGGTGGCGCTCATGTAGCTTTAATGCGTTTCACAGATAGTGGTTGGCAGATTATTCCTGGCTCTGAGTTTAGCCAATCATCAGCCACTGCTCAGCAATTGCAGACATTGGCCTCTGCCGAAGCAAATCTTGCAGCAGAACAAACCGAGCTTGAAGTCTTAGAGGCAGTAGAAGATGTTGCTCAACAAGATTTAGTAAGTGCTCAAGAAGATTTACAAGATGCTGAAGAAGCTACTGATGCGATGGAGACAGCTGTAGTTCTAGCTCAGACAGCAATTACAGAGACAGTTGAAGCAATACAAGCTGTTCAAACTGCTCAAACAACTGTGGCTGAGGAAGTTATTCTTCAGAGTCCTATAGCTGCCCCGTCAAATATTGTAGTTACACAGTTGTCAAATGGAGATGTACAAGTTTCTTGGGACCCACCAGCAGGTGTAATTTCTCCAGAACGTTATGCAATTTCTTGGTCAAATGGAAGTGGCGGATGGGGTGTAGCAACTGGTAATGCGGGAGACGCCAATGCTCTTAATACAAGCATTGTTCTTTCAGCATCTCTATTTGAGTCAACTGGTGGATTAGACACTACTTATCAAATCAGTGTTCGCTCAGATAATGATTCACTTGCTAAATACTCAGATGTAGTTGCAACTCAAATGTTTATTTCCGATCCCACCCCGGCTCCAGAACCTCAACCAACTCCTCAGCCTGAACCAACTCCGAATCCTGAGCCTCAACCAGAGCCGCAGCCTGAACCCACGCAGCCAGAACCAGAGCCAGAACCGCAGCCAGACCCACAGCCAGAACCAGAGCCAGAACCCACCACACCTGAGCCAGAACCTGAAACACCTGAACCTCCTATTGAACCTGAACCTGAGACTCCTGTAGAGCCTGAACCTGAGACTCCTGTAGAGCCTGAACCTGAGCCTGAGACGCCAGTAGATCCTGAACCAGAATCACCAGAACAACCAACAGACCCAGAAACTGAACCAGAATCGCCAGAGCAACCAACCGAACCCACCACACCTGAACCAACTCCTACCGAGCCTGAAGAAAAAGCTCCAGAAGCAATTATAGAAGATGCATTGGCTGATGGTGTTCTAACTGCTGAAGAAAAAGAAGCAGTAGTTGAAGCAATTTTGGAAGATCTAGCTCCAGGAGAAGCTGTGACTTCAGAACAACTTGCTGAAGCTGGTATCAGTTACGAGGACTTACCGCCAGAAACTCCTGTTGAAACCAGAACTGACGAGAACGGCAATCCTGTCATAATTACTGCTGAGGTTGCTGCCGCTTTAGTTTTGTTGGAGAACCCAGCAGAACTTTTGACTGAGATTTTTTCTGACCCAGGACAAGTGCTTTTAGCACTTGGAAGCATTGGTGCTGATATGTCAGAAGAAGAACGAGAAGAAGCGGAACAGATGATTGTTGCAACCGTTGTTGCTGCTGGAGCTGCAATACAAGCAGCCGCTGCCGCTGCAGGAACTGCTGGGTCTTCCAGTGGTGGAAGTGGTGGAAGCGGCGGAAGCGGCGGCGGAGGAGCAACTGGAAAAATGGATGGAACTAGAAGAAGAACTACTAGTGGAAAAGTTAGGAAGGTGAAATAAATGAAAAACTTCTTGAGAGATGTGTTAGACCAACTGTGGACACTTCTAGGTATGTTTGTTGCTTGGATTGTTCTAGACGGCTCAGCTAAGACCGTGGTTGGCTATGCCATTATCTGGGCGACAGTTGTATGGGTTATTACATACAGACTGAGAAACCCAAAAGAAGAAGAGGATGAAGAGTAAAAGTCAGGAAGGTTAAACTGATGTCTTCCTGACTCAAATGGTTGATTTAAAGCTCTATCTATGATAGATTTACACAGGACGCGTTGGATACAATGACACAGATGGAGATATAAAGATGAGCAATGAGCTTGTAGAACAGTATGCCCAGCTTATTCAACCGCACCTCGAAGATGCGAAGAAGGCGTATGGAGCAAGAACTCAAAACAGTCCAGCGCATAATGCAAGTCGTGAGTACACACGACTGTTAATTGAATTTCGTAATAAAGGTGGAAGTCTTCCACTTCTAGCAAAGCGACTTAAAGTGGCATATGCAGGAGTTCGCCGTCGCGTTGTTATGAATGAGATAAATGTTTCTAATATTAAACCTCAAACTAAAATTCGAGGAGAAGCAGTCAAAGAGGCTGCCGACCGAGTACGAATTGCTAAAAAGCGCGGCACAGACCAGTATCACGACCAACTTGCCGAAGAATATAAGTCAGGAATTTCTCTTTCTAATTTAGCAAAAGAGTTAGGTCTTAGCTCTGCTGCACCGCTGTACTATGGAGTTCAGAGAAGTCTTCAAAGAAATAGATAGGTGTCGATATGGGAAAGAGCTTCATGGAGCAGCTCGCCATGCTATCGCAAGAAGAGCAAGCTGCGGTTCTTTCCAGTATTGACCCAGAATTACTTCAATGGGATTGGCGTTCTTGGGGTAGACCAGAACAACTTCCTCCAGAAGGTGATGATTGGAATATTTGGCTTGTACTTGCAGGTCGTGGTTTTGGTAAAACAAGACTTGCAGCCGAATGGGTAAGAGAGCAAGCTAAATACACCACAGAGGGTCAAAGACGTTTTGCATTGGTGGCTCGTACTGCAGCCGATGTTCGTGACGTTATTGTTGAAGGTGAATCAGGAATTATCAATGTTTCTCCACCATCAGAGCGTCCACATTACGAGCCATCAAAACGTCGCTTAACTTGGCCTAACGGAAACACTGCCACACTTTTTACTGCTGACGAACCAGACTCACTTCGTGGTCCACAATTCACTCACGCATGGGGCGATGAGATTGCAGCTTGGCGTCAAACTCCAGATGCTGCAGGTATGACTGCATTTGACAACCTTCGAGTCGGTACTCGTCTTGGTGCAAAACCAAAAATTGTTTGCACAACTACTCCTAAGAGAGTCCCACTTCTCTACAAATTGATTGAAGAATCAACTAATTCAAAGAGTCTTTCAAAAGTTATTGTGACCAGAGGCTCCACAATGGACAACGCTGGAAACTTGTCTGGAACATATCTAGACACAATTATGGGTGTTTATGAAGGAACATCACTTGCTCGTCAAGAGCTTTACGGTGAAATGCTTGATGATGTTGAAGGCACACTGTGGACAATGGAGATGATAGAAAGTTCTAGACAAGGACTTCTTCCTCCTCAGGCTCCACTTCGTTGTATTGGTGTTGACCCTTCTGTTGCAGAAAACCCTCGAGATGAGTGTGGAATTGTTGTTTGCGCTTCAACTGCTGATAGAGATTTATATAAACGTCACGCTTGGGTTTTAGAAGATGCATCAGTTCTTGGCTCACCAGAAGTGTGGGCAAATAAAGTTGTTGAGATGGCTAGACGTTGGGGTGCACCAGTAATTGCTGAAGTAAACCAAGGTGGAGCACTAGTTCGCAATGCTATTAATGCAATTGACCCAAATGTTAAAGTTTTGGAAGTGCACTCAAAACATGGTAAAGCGCTTCGCGCCGAACCTGTTGTTCTTGCTTACGAACAGAATCGCGTTCATCATATTGGATATCTTCCAGACCTTGAGTCTCAGATGACAACTTGGGTTCCAGGAGAGTCCAAAAAATCTCCAGACCGTGTGGATGCTCTAGTTCACGCAATGACGGCCCTCCTAATCAAACCTCCGCAAGGGTTTGTTGGTGGCAATCTTGTAGCCAAATCTTTTTCCTCACGACGCTTGCCTAATTTTAGAGCAGGTGGCGGAGGTCGAGTTTTTACTCCTAGAAGTTAAAAAGCTCTATTGAAGTTATTTAAAGTGCTCCAATCAAGCTCAGCACTTTGAACAACTCTTGGAACTAGGGTTCTTCCTCTAATAACTGCTCTAGAGCCTGTTCCTTCGATTGTTACTCCTCTTTCAGTCATTTTCTTTTGTAGAGAACCTTGACTTAGAGGACGTTCTCCGCGTTCTTCGCTCCATTGACGGTAGACGCCATAAACAATTTTTAGAGCAACGCTAGCTGAAGGATTTTCATTAGTCTCTTCTGACAAGAAGATACCGATGCGGTCTTCATTCTTACGATACATCTCAGCAGCTTCAGCTACTTGAGTGCACCAACCCAATGCATCACGAGATGACGAACCTAGAATTTTTATCGCACCATCAACAGCCCATGACAAAACTGCTGGCAGTGCTCCTTCTGGGTCGAATATGTATGCCTTCAAATTAGGATCAGGGTTTTCAGGCACTCGTGTCATTGGCATCGGACGGATACGACGCCACATGGCATCATCCGTGATGATTGGGCGGTGGTTTGTCGTAACCCAGAGTTTGGCTCTAGATTCGAACGTGAATGGCTGTTCTCCTGGAGAACGAGCAGAGATTACAGATGAACCAGTCAACTTCTTAACTTGATTTTCTTTAATTCTTTCATTGTCTGGCAATTCGTCTACCCAAACTAGGCGACGTCCACGCAACTGAGCCCAGTGGTAAGCATCAGTATTACCACTGCTCATATCGTTTGCAGCAAGAATGTGAGAGTCAAGAGGCCACGCATATTGCTCAGTGCCAAGACATTTCACAATTGCTTCAACAAGAGTGTTTTTACCAGAACCTGCTGGTCCATAGACAAGAAACATAATGTCGTAGATGTTTGAACCAGTTATTGAATACCCAGCAGCTTTTTGAAGCCAGTCTTGATATTCCTTATCGCCACCAGTTGCAAAATCTAAGAACTGCTGCCAACGAACATTGGTGTGTCCTCGAGTATATGTAACTGGAGCACGTCGAGTGATGTGTAAGTCTGGTCGTCCTTTAAGAAGTTCACCAGTTTTTAAATCAATAACTCCGTTGAGAACACCTAAGAGATTTTCATCGTTGTCCCAGCGACTAACAGGGATTTCAATTCTTGGGTCGGACTTTGCAGACTCAATTGCGCCCTTCATTCTTGCATTTGAGCGAGATTGATGTGCCCATTGAATAACTGAAGCTTGTTGAGAATCTGGATACTGAATTACTTCAGCAGAAATAATTGGTGGAACTCTTTTAGCTAGTTCTTGAACTTCCAACGACTCTTTGTCTGGCTTCCAGTAGCCTTCTTTCCAAACAAACCAACCCAAACCGCTCGTATAACGAATGCCAGCGCCAAATACGTCAACAAGGCGACGACCGTTACCTGTGTCAGAAAGCGAACGTTTGCTTTCATTTCCTCCGTCTTCGATTCGTAGAGCATCTGGGTCCTTTGGAACATTGATATTTGTTAATGATGTGGCTTGTTCAATGGAATCTCCATCTTCAATACCAGCCATAACTGTACTTGAAATTGGACCAGTGCCCATTGGAAAAAATGTAGGTTCTTTTGGAGGTTGGACAACACCAATTAGCGGTTGAACAACACCAGTCAGCGGTTGTAGCTCATTTTGTGGCTGAGATAGGCGCTCTGCTTGTTGTTTTTGCCATTCAGCTGTCTCTGGAGAAATGAATCCAATCTTTGGATTTGATGCTACAAAGTCAATAGCACGGTGAACGTGGTGCAAGAGTCCATTAGTACCGTCTATGTGAAGAGGTGGTCGAATTTTTGTAGCGTTGAATCGAATCATGTCTGACTCAATCATTCGTCTAGCGTCTTTGCTAGTTCCAAATTTATTTGCAAGAGCGCATGTCAATTTATAAACATCAACAGCACGGGCACCCTCATCAATACCTTTTTCAAGAATTCCAGAGATATCAACTTTTTCGTATTCGAGGTCGTCCCAATCTCCAGACTCTAAAGTAAAGCTGGTTCTCTTAGATCTCTTACGTAAAGCAGCAAGTAGTTGTTCTGGTGCTTCAGCAATTTCAATTTCCCAAGGTGCTTTTCCAGGAACCCACTCATAGTTAACTCCAGAGAAGTGTTTACTTGGTGCAATCAGAACATAACCGTTGTGCTTAATATCAATTCCATTAAGACCCATCTTGGAAAGATTTCCAATAAGTCCTTCTGAATCATCGCAACGATAAAAAATGTGACGACCACGAGTAGCAACACCTCGGTCGTTTGTATAGACACCAGTTATCGCTTCTACTGTTGGTGGTAGTGCGCCTTCAACTAGTTCTTCAAATTTAATAAAAGAGTCAGGACCACCAGAACGTGGGTCAATATCGATTACAAAAAATCCACTCTTAGAACAGTGAACTCCAACGTTGTAGTTTGAATTTTCAGTCCACCATTGTTCAACTCGTGCAGGGTCGTGTGTGGACATAACATTCCACTCATTAAGAGCTGGGTGTTTTCCTACCTCTTTAGGTTCACCATGAGGCTTATTGCACGTACAACGCCCATTAACAATTCCGTGGCAGGGAAGAATGCTCCAGTCAATACTTGAATAGAACCTTGCGCCTTTGACAAGGCGTTCGGAGGACTCGTCGCTCATATAACCTCCGTCGTCATGAATCCAAAGTTACCTGACTCTACAATATGAGTCAAGAGTTTTTTTAGTGTGTAGCAAATATACCCTGCAAGAGGCCAAATAAAAGTAGCCAACTAACTTTTACTATAAACTATATCCATAGTCCTATAGTCTGGAAGTCGGTACCTAATTGCTAATTCCTCAAGCTAACTCATGGTGGGAACCAGGTACCCCAAATTTTCTGGATATAGGGGATATCTCAGCGGTTTTGGTATTTCTAATTACCCTCACAGGAGCCTTTTTTGCTGTAACAAAGTTTTGGCTAAAACTACTCCGTCGAATCATTCGTGAAGAAATTGAAGTGGCTACAGCACCAATTCATCCTAGCGCGAATGGGGGGCTCAGTCTAGCAGATGTGGCTAGAAAAACAAATAAGCTAGAAGAGCAACTGTCAGAGATGCATAAAGACAGTCTTGAGACTAAAGATTTGTTGATAAAGGTGCTGGCTCAGTCCGTGATAATTCCAGACACTCCGCCTATGGTTGAACCACCTATGAAGCGAAAAGGCCGTAAGTCCGCTTCTTCTTAGAAACACTTTTTTTCTTAATTTCCGACACGCCATAAGTCACTAATTATTTCATTTTTATATCTTCACTGCTATCCTCATATCTAGAGTAACTGTAAGGTTTACGGTAACTCTACATAGAAGGAAAACTGGAGGATTTCAGTGAGTTTAGCTGAGAAATTAAACAGTGCTACTCGTACTCAACCAGGTTTGCCCTGCGGTGTAGGCAAGCTATTGACAGAGCTAAAAGGCGAAGATAAAGAAGCCTTAGAAATTATTTTTTCAACCCGTTCCGTGCCTGGAACAGTATCAAATAGGCAAGTACATAAAATCCTTCTTGAGGAAGGATATGAAATTGCATTTGCCTCTATCACCCTTCATCGACGTAAGCAATGCCGTTGCTTTACAAGTCGAGATCAGGCATATAAGGAGAACTGATGTCGTCTTTAACCGACAAACTCACTGAGCTTATTTCCCCAGGGCCAAGTGGTTCGGATATAAGAGCGACCAATACTCCTGAATCTTGGAGACCTCGTCTTGAGATAGACCCAGAAAAAGGTGAAGGTTATTTTATTTCTACCCCTAGACCAGCAGGAAACAGTCCTGATGGTGTTGAACTATTAAAAGAATTTGATTTAGACCCAAGTGATTGGACTATTACGTCCATCAGAAAATCTCGCTGGCAAAATCATAAAGGCGATTGGCTTGAAGCTTTTCGAGCAAGTCTTGTACCAACCAGCACAAAAAAATCTTCCGAACTTGATTTTGATTTAGAAAAATTAATACAAGATGTTTCAAAGTGGAGACCTTCAAAAGTCTCACAAAAAATTACAGGTGATTTAGCTTTTATTTTTGCTCCAAGCGACCAGCAAATTGGAAAAAAGCAAGGAGACGTAGGAACCGACACCACAGTGTCAAGGTTGCTCACCCTCACAGAGATGGGTGTTCAGAGACTTCACGAGCTGAGAAAAATTGGAAGACCTATAGGAACAGTGGTTATTCCATTACCGGGAGACCATGTAGAAGGTATTGTTTCGCAGAACGGAAGAGTTCAAGGGCAAGCAGCCTCTGATTTAGGAATTACAGAACAAACCAGACTTGCTAGACGAGTTCTTATGGCTCAAATTAAAGCTTTTGCTCCTTTAGCAGAGCGCATCATAGTTCCAGTAGTTAATGGAAATCATGACGAAGCAGGTCGTCAAGTTATTACAGACCCTTCAGATGGTTGGAATGTTGAAATCGCGAGCGCTGTTCAGGATGCTTGCGCTGAGAATGAAAACCTTTCTCACGTTGAGTTTAGGTTTCCAGAAAAGTCCCATCAAACATTGTCAATAAATATTTGTGGAACTATGGTCGGATTGTTCCACGGGCATCAGTCAGGTTCTAATGTCATGAAGTATCTTCAAGAGCAATCTGCAGGTCAAACTGCCCTTGGAATGTCTGACATATGGATTTCTGGGCACTTTCACAATTTTAAAACTATGGATATTGGTGAGCGTCTGTGGCTTCAGTGTCCAACAGTCGACCCCGGAAGTGCGTGGTTTAGGGACCGCCACGGGCTAGAATCGCCACCCGGAGTTTTGACCCTTGTTGTAGGAGATGGCTACAACCCAAGAAGGGATATTAGCGTTCTTTCAGTGCCTAGGTCTGCATAATTTAAGACATAGCCATGTCTATAACAGCGTACAATAGAGAGCGATTTAGGAATCTGCTTGCCTGTGCAGATTTCACTGCATGCTATCGAGACCTGGAGCACCACTGATGAGTTTTTCTCCTGACGTAAACACAAGAAATGTTGTGGGTCAGTACCTCAAGAGTTCTGGCTCCCCCGCTTCAGGAACAGTTACTTTCACAGCATCTAGCCGTATTGAGGACGCAAATGATGCAATTATTGTATCTAGCCCAATTACAGCAACACTTGATAATACAGGCTCTTTCTCGGTTGAACTCCCTTGCACAGATGACCTAGACCTTAGCCCTCGTGGTTGGTATTGGACTGCAAAGGTAAGAGTTTCAGGAAGACGAGCAACAGAATTTAGATTTTATCTGCCAGAAGGCGATGGCAGTGATGTCGAGGTTACAAAGCTAGATACGGTTGACCGTATCACTACTTCCCCAGCGGGCATTGACGTCCTTCGTGGACAAGTTGGTCCAGCTGGTCCTCAAGGTCCAACAGGCCCAGCGGGTCCCGCTGGTGGACCTACAGGTGCTGTAGGTAGTACAGGTCCGACAGGTGCAACTGGTGCAACAGGCTCCGTCGGTCCAACAGGTGCTACTGGTGCTACAGGTGCCGCATCTACAGTCGCTGGTCCAACAGGTGCTACTGGTGCCACAGGTGCGACAGGACCACAAGGTGCAGCAAGTAACGTAACTGGTCCTACAGGTGCGACTGGACCTGCTGGTCAATTCGGTGGTGTAACAGTTGATTACACATTCTCAACAAATACAACAGATTCAGACCCAGGTTCTGGTCGAGTTAAATTTAACAATGTTGATCTTGCAGCAGCGTCATACATGTTTATTGATGATGAGCAAGATGGTGCAATTGATGTTCAAAGTCTTTTAACAACAATGATGGCCTCAAACAGCGAGTTGAAGGGCCACATTCGAATTTCTCGTAAGGGAGATTCAAACTACTTTGCAATGCTTGCAGTTGACGGGTATACAGAAGACACAGGTTATTTCAAGGTAAACGTAACTTACCTAAGCGGTCTTGCAACTGCGTTCGATAATAACGACGATGTAATTATTACCTTCGCTCGTGTTGGTGATGTTGGTGCTCAGGGTCCTACAGGTCCTACAGGTGCGACAGGTGCTACTGGTGCAACTGGACCTCAAGGTGCAGCATCAAGTGTTGCTGGTCCTACAGGTGCTACAGGTGAAGTTGGTCCTACTGGCCCTACAGGTGCAACAGGTGCTGCAGGTTCTGATGGTGCTACAGGTGCCACTGGTGCGCAGGGTCCTACAGGTGTAAAGGGTGACCAAGGAGATGTTGGTCCGACAGGTGCTACAGGTGCGACAGGCGTAGGTGCGACTGGTGCTACAGGTGCCACAGGTGCGACAGGAGCAACGGGTGCGACAGGTGCTCAGGGTCTTCAAGGTATTCAAGGAGAGACTGGCCCTGCTGGTCCTACTGGTGCTACAGGCTCTCAAGGTCCAACGGGTGCAACTGGAGCGGCTTCAACTGTTGAAGGTCCTACAGGTCCTACTGGTGCGACAGGGCAGTTTGGTGGAGTCACACTTGACTACACATTTAGCAACAACACAGGTGACACAGACCCAGGTAGTGGAACTCTAAAGTTCAACAACGCTAACCTGACAAACGCTACTTTCTTATTTATTGACGATGAGTCTGATGGCGCTGTCGATATTCAAAATTATTTGCGAACAATTGATGACTCAACAAGCACAATCAAGGGTCATATTCGCATTTCGCTAAAGGGCGATTCAAACAACTTTGCGTTCTACGCAATTACTGGTGCAAGCACTGAGGCATCTGGATATTTCAAGATTCCAGTTTCACACCTTGATGGTCTTGCAACTTCATACTCAAATGGTGCAGATGTAATTGTTACATTTGCTCGTACTGGTGACAAAGGTGATACTGGTGCGACTGGTGCTACAGGTGCCACAGGTGCGACAGGAGCAACGGGTGCACAGGGAATTCAAGGAGAAACTGGTGCCACAGGTGCGGTTGGACCTACAGGTGCTCAAGGAAGCACAGGAGCAACGGGAGCAGCTGGACCAACTGGAGCTCAAGGAAATGTGGGCGCAACTGGACCTACTGGTGCCTCAGGAGCCACAGGAGGAGTAGGTGCCACTGGTGCAACAGGTGCCGTAGGTGCCACTGGTGCAACAGGTGATACTGGACCAACAGGTCCTCAGGGAGTTGCTGGTGCAACAGGTCCTCAGGGTGAGGCTGGAGCAACAGGTGCAACAGGTCCTCAGGGTCCTCAAGGAAATTTTGGTGGAGCATCATTTGACTACACCTTCACTGCTAATGCAACAGAAGCTGATCCAGGAATTGGAAAGCTTCGTTTTAACAATTTAGATATTCAAATTGCAACATATATGTTCATCGACGATGAGTCTGATGGTGCGATTGATATTCAGCAGTTCCTTCGTACTATTGATGATTCAACAAGTCCGATTAAAGGACATATGCGAATCAGCAACAAGACTGATTCTGCAGACTTTGCTCTTTTTGCAATTACAGGTTCAATTATTGAAAACTCTGGATATTTTACAGTTCCAGTTTCATATGTAAGCGGTCTTGCTACAGCATTTAGTAATAACGAAGATGTAATTATTACTTTTGCTCGTACTGGCGATATGGGTCCACAAGGTATCCAAGGACCAACTGGACCAACAGGTGCAACTGGACCTTCAGTTACAGGTGCAACAGGTCCTACAGGTGCTGATAGCACCGTACCTGGTCCTACAGGTCCTCAAGGTGAAGCAGGACCAACTGGAGCTACTGGTGCAGCATCAACTGTGGAAGGACCAACTGGTCCAACTGGAGCGACAGGTCCTCAAGGTGAAGTAGGACCTACAGGTGCGACAGGTCCAACAGGAGCAGATAGCACAGTACCTGGTCCTACAGGTCCTCAAGGTGAGATTGGTGTAACTGGTCCTCAGGGTGAACAAGGTGTAACTGGTCCACAAGGTGAAGTAGGACCTACAGGTGCTACAGGTCCACAAGGTGAGATTGGTGTAACTGGTCCACAAGGTGAGATTGGTGTAACTGGTCCAACAGGTGCTACAGGCGAACGTGGAATTAGTTCTCTATCTTGGACATACAAGATAGATGTAACAAACACCGCAGATAGAGACCCAACCAATGACTATATAGGTTTTGTAACTCTACCTTTTGAGTCAGCTACTCAAATCCTAGTAGACGACAACCCTTTTGGAATAAACACAACTCTTCACGATTTGTTCTTAGGCATTCAAAATGGCTATTTCACACTAACAAGTCAAACTAATGCTGGTACTTACGCCACATATGAGATTACTTCTTGTGTAGCTGGAACTGCTACTAATGAGACAACACCTGGAAGTTATGTAGTTTTTAACGTAACTTCTTACACAGGTTATGGCTCATTTACTCATGATGAATTAGTTACATTGTCGCTTGGACTTACTGGTCCACAAGGTGAAGCAGGACCAACTGGTGCTACAGGTGCAACTGGTCCACAAGGTGACACTGGGCCTACAGGTCCTCAGGGTGAACAAGGTGTAACTGGTCCTCAGGGTGAACAAGGTGTAACTGGTCCACAAGGTGAGATTGGTGTAACTGGTCCTACTGGTCCTCAAGGTGAGATTGGTGTAACTGGTCCACAAGGTGAGATTGGTGTAACTGGTCCTACTGGTGCGACTGGTGCACAGGGTATTGCTGGTATTGGTGTAACCATTCTTGGTTCCTATCCAGATGAATCAACTCTTATTGCTGCAAACCCAACATACACAACCCCACCTGCCGACTGGGACAACTTTGCTATGTATGGACTATATGACTTAGTCACACATGCAGGTCAAGTTTGGATTCTTGCTGCCATTGGTGGCTGGACTGTCGGTGGTCAACCTGGTTTAGGTTTTGGATGGGCTGAATACACTCAACCAGCATCAGGTGATGGTTACTTAGTAACTGGTGATCTCTATGTTTGGGATGCTGTAAACACCGAGTGGGACAACGTTGGAAACATTCAAGGTCCTCAAGGACCAACTGGTGCTACTGGTTCGACTGGTGAAGCAGGTCCTACTGGTCCTACAGGTTCACAAGGTGAACTTGGTAATTTTGCAATCTCTGATACAACACCACCTACAAATCCAAATAACGGTGATGCGTGGTTTAACAGCAATAACGGAAAAACTTACGTCTATTACGACGGTTATTGGATTGAGACTGGTGCAGCTCCTGTAGGACCTACTGGTCCTACTGGTCCTCAAGGTGCTGATTCAACTGTAACTGGACCTGCGGGTGCGACAGGTCCTACTGGTCCAACTGGTTATCGAGGAATTACAGGTCCTCAAGGACCAACAGGTCCAGAAGTAACTGGTCCTACTGGACCAACTGGTCCTACAGGTTCTACTGGACCTCAGGGTGAAGTTGGTGCCACAGGTGCAACTGGTGCCCCATCAAATGTAACTGGACCAACAGGACCAACTGGTCCAACTGGTCCACAAGGAACAGCTCTAAGCCTTCTTGGAGAGGTTGCAAACGTAGGTGCTTTGCCTACAGGCGGAAACTCTCTCAATGATGGCTATGTAGTTGTTTCTAATGGAAATCTTTATGTGTGGGATGGTTTTGGTTGGGTCGATGCTGGACAGTTTGTAGGCCCTACAGGTCCTGACGGTCAATTTATCCCACAGGCAAACACTCCGCCATCAAACCCAGTAGCAGGTCAAGTTTGGTTTGATACAAACAATGGTGCAGTATTTGTTTACTATGACGACTTCTGGGTAGAAGTTGGTAGTACCGAATTTGGTGGCGCTACTGGACCTACTGGTCCGCAAGGAACTGTTGGAAATATAGGACCTACTGGACCTCAAGGTGCTTCTCTAACATTTAGAGGAAACCTAAATACATCATCTCTTCTACCTACAGGCGGAAATCAGACTAACGATGCATACATCATTACTGATTCAGGAAATCTTTGGATTTGGGATGGAACAGCTTGGACTGATAGAGGACGATTTGTAGGACCAACTGGTGCTACTGGTGCTACTGGACCAATTGTTACTGGTCCTACAGGTCCACAAGGTGTTGGTTCTCAAGCCAAGGGTTACTACAACACATACGCTGAGTTCATCGCTGGTGCTGGCGCAACTTCTGGTGAAGTTGGAGACTTCTACGTAATTTACGAAGAAGACACCATCTACATTTACACAGCAACTAATGGATGGATTGAAGCTGGTGCTTTGATTGGACCTACTGGTCCAACTGGTGCTGATTCAACAGTAGCTGGCCCTACTGGCCCAACAGGTGGAGCTGGTCCTACTGGACCTACTGGTCCTCAAGGTACTTCAATCACTATGAAGGCAAGCGTTGCGACTGTTGGTAATCTCCCAGCAACTGGCAATACTATCAATGATGGTCGTGCTGTTGATGCTGATGGTGACTTATATGTCTGGGATGGCGATAGCTGGAATAACGTAGGACAAATTGTTGGTCCAACAGGTCCGACTGGTCCGGGAGTTACAGGTCCAACTGGCCCTGCATCTACTCAACCGGGACCTACTGGCCCAACAGGTCCATTCGGTCCTACTGGTCCTAAGGGTGGTGTTACTTATCAAGTAACTTCTACTGGAGATAATGGCTCCTACTCAGTTGAAGGAATTATTGGTAACAACCCAACATTAATTGCAGTTCGCGGTGAGCGTTTATATATTGATGTAAGTCAGGTTTTAACTGCTAACCCATTTGCACTGAGACTAACTCAGTTCTCATCTTCAACAGTTCCAGGAACTATTAATAACTCACCTACTCAAGGTCGTTCTGGTGCAAGTGCTGACACAACAATTATTTACGATGTTCCTTTAAATGCACCTACCTCACTTGTATATGTAGACGTTACAGATCCAAGTATTGGTGGAATTATTGAAGTTGTAGACAAAATTGGTCCTACAGGCCCTTCTGGTCCTACTGGAGCAACAGGAACTCCTGTCTCAGCTTCTTATGTTCCTATTGCTGGTGGGGTAACTGGTACACCAAATGTGTTTGGAGAGTATACAAAATATGGTCAAGATGTTTCTTTCTATCTTAGAGTTGTATATTCAAACTCCACTTTTAGTGCTGCTCAATTAACAGTAACTCTTCCATTCCTACCAAACGGTGCTCAAGTAGTGACTGCTGTTGGAGTTTTAGATATTAGTGGTTCTCAAACTGGTGCAATTTATGGAGTAAAAGCAGTTACTCAAACCGAGGGTTCTGCAACTATGAAAATTTGGTTTGAAGGAACAAACGGCCTGTTGACCGCGGTAACTGGAACAGCGCCAACTACACTTTCTACAACTGCAGTTTTGTATCTAACAGGATCTTACGTATCGAACTAGGAATGACAGAGAGGAGATAACATGCCAGCAATTGATTTTCCAAATAACCCGACGCTAAATCAGGTTTACACAAATGGAGTTAACACTTATTCTTGGGATGGTACTGCTTGGCGACTAGTTCGTACTAGTGCTCAAGGTCCTACTGGTCCTACAGGACCAGCAGGTGCAGACTCAACAGCTATTGGTGCAACTGGACCTACAGGTGCGCAAGGACCAACTGGCCCAGAAGGACCAGCAGGAGCTCCTTCAACTACACCTGGTCCAATTGGACCTACAGGTGCGACAGGTTCTTTCGCGATTGAACCTTGGACTTTATATACACCTGTTTGGTATGGCAGCACAACTAATCCGCAAATCGGTAATGGAATTATTCAAGGTAGATATACCTATGTAGGTGCAACAATTTTTGGAGAAATTAGAATTCAAGCTGGAACTTCTGGATTTAACAGAGGAAGTGGAACTTATTCTCTAAGCCTTCCTTCAAACGGTATCGTCGAGAATTACCAGCCTGTAGGGCAAGTGGTTATGCGAGATGAAGGTCCAGGTATTACTTACTTTGGAACTGCAATTTTCAACAATAACTTTACAAACAGAATTGAATTGTTTATGCACTCACAGTCTGCAACATTTGATGAAGGTGTAGCAGTTACTGAAAGCACTCCATTTTTGTTTAGCGGTAATGACAAGATTCTTGTCCAATTCACATACGAGTCAGTGGTATAGGAGGCGAGTAGATAATGGCAGCTATTGATTTTCCTAATTCTCCTACACCAAACGATTTATTTACTTCAGGTAGTCAAACTTGGCAGTGGGATGGAACTTCTTGGAACTTAGTTATTTCTCAAGTTGTTGGTCCTACTGGTCCTCAAGGTCCTACTGGAGCAGCAAGTAATGTAACTGGTCCTACAGGTGCGACAGGCACTGTTCTTTTAGCATCAGACACTCCTCCAACTGGAGCTTCTGCAGGTGATGCTTGGTTAAATACTGCAACTGGAAAAATTTATGTTTACTTTGATGACTACTGGGTTGAGTCTGCATCAAGTTTGAGCGGTAGCCAAGGTCCTACTGGAGCTACAGGTGCTACTGGCCCTCAAAGTACAGTTCTAGGTCCAACTGGTCCTACAGGTTCTACAGGACCAACAGGCCCACAAGGAAATACAGGCCCATCTGGTCCTCGAGGTTTTGACATCACTGGGCCTACTGGTCCACAAGGTCCTACAGGTGCACAAGGTGTAACTGGTCCTGAAGGTGAAAGAGGTCCTACAGGTCCTATTGGACCAATCGGAAATACTGGTCCTCAAGGTGAAGAAGGTACAACTGGCCCAACTGGTGCACAAGGTTTGCAAGGTGCTACTGGCCCAACTGGTCCTCGCGGATTCGTCGGTCCTACTGGCCCAGTAGGTGCTACTGGTCCGTCAGTAACTGGTGCGACAGGTGCAACTGGTGCTTCTGGCCCGACAGGTCCTGCAGGTGGACCTACAGGTCCAACAGGAGCAACAGGCCCTACTGGTTCTGAAGGTCCAACTGGTGCTGCTGGTCTTCGTGGTGCGACTGGTGCTACAGGTGCCACAGGTGCTGCCTCTACTATTCCAGGACCTACAGGTCCTACAGGTCCATCTGTAACTGGCCCAACTGGTGCTGCTTCCAATATTCCAGGACCAACAGGTCCTACAGGACCAACAGGTGCTGGTCCTACTGGTCCTACAGGTTCAGCGGGAGCAAGTTTTGCTGGAGTAACATCTACAAGCAACCTTTCTGTTTCTTTAGGATCTGAAAACTTTATTGTTAATAAAGTTGATGCTTTTGCTGTCGGAACTCGAGCTCGTTTAGCTAGTGCTAGCTTCCCTCAGGATTATATGGAAGGTGTCATCACCACAATTGTTGGCACAAGCATCACCATGTTTGTGGACAAGGTAAATGGTGAAGGAAATACATATGCAAGTTGGAACTTAGTTCTTGGTGCTGGAGAAATCGGACCTACAGGTCCTACTGGTCCTCAGGGTGCTTCTATTAAGTTTAAAGGTACTGTTCAATTTGACGTAAATCTTCCAGCAAGTGGAAATCAAATTAACGATGCTTATGTAGTTTCTGCAACAGGTGACCTTTGGGTTTGGAACGGAACTACTTGGCAAAATGTGGGACGTATTCAAGGTCCTACTGGAGGCACAGGGCCTACTGGGTCACAAGGACTAATTGGTCCTACAGGTCCTACAGGTGCTGATAGCACAGTTGCAGGACCTACTGGACCTACTGGAAGCACTGGACCTACAGGCTCTACTGGTATTCAAGGACCAACTGGACCTGCATTCTTTAATCTAACTGGTCCTCAGTATTTAGCTTCTGTAACTCTTACTGCTAATGACAATGCTTCTTTAGTCAAGTTGAACAGCTCTTCTCCTACTGTTGTAACTATTCCAGCAGATGGAACTAGCGGATATACATTCGACACTGGTTCTCAGATTGTTTTGACGCAATTAGGTAGTGCTGTTTTCAGTGTTACTGGTGCTGCAGGAGTTAGTGTTCTTAGTGAAGGAAGTCGCTATACAAGTAAGCAGCGTTATGCAGTAGCTTCTCTAATTAAACTTGGAGCTAATTCGTGGTTGTTAAGCGGAAACCTACAGGCTTAGAATGCTGATATCTACCCATGCAATGCATGCGACCCTGCCAGTAGCTTTTTTACCTACTAGCTGGTCACTTGTTCCTACCAGTTCTTTTGGCTCTACCAACATTAATTCAATTGCTACAAATGGCATGGGGCAATTTGTAGCAGTCGGTAGTTCTGGAAAACTTGCCACATCTAACGATGTTTCAACTAGTTGGACCCAGAGAACTTCTGGTTTTGCTGGTAGCAATATTTATGCAGTGGCATATGGAGACGATATTTATGTTGTTGGAGGAAGTTCTGGAAAACTTGCTACATCAACTGATGGAATAAACTGGACACTACGTTCATCTTCTTTTGGTGCTAGTGCAATCTTGGGAATCACATACTCTCAAGCGGCAGGTTTGTGGATTGCTGTAGGTGGTTCTGGAAAGTTAGCTACCTCTATTGATGGAATTGATTGGACTCAAAGACTTTCTTCTTTTGGGACTTCTTTTATAAACAACGTTTATTCTGACGCAAATCTTATTATTGCTGTTGGATATGATGGAAAACTTGCAACATCAACAAATGGGGTTAGTTGGACTCAACGCGGGTCATCTTTTATATCAAGCACAATTTTTTCAGTTGTAGGAAATCCAGCAAGAGACAAGTACATTGCCGTTGGAGACTCAGGAAAAATTGCTAGTTCTACTAATGGTCTTACATGGATTCAGTCTTTCCCAGCAAGTAGTTTCGGATCTTCTCAGATTAGGTCAGTCGCAGCAAATAGTGAGAACTACTATCTAGCTGGAGGAACTGCAGGAAAAGTTGCTACCTCAACGGATTCTATTCAATGGATTCAAAGAAATTCTGGTGTAGGCATATCCAACGTAAATGATGTTTATTTCGACGAGTCTTTAGCCATTGTTGTTGGAAACGGTGGCAAAATTGCTTACTCAGGAGGGTAAAGATGTTTAGATACAACTTGACATATGACAATCCAAGAGGCCCTATGGTCGAGATTTTAGATGGTGCCAACGTGATTGACGAGAGTGGTCCGTGGGAGTCTATCGAGTCAGCCACTACTTGGGCAGAAGCATATGTGGGATTAAAAAATTCAAATGAATCAGAACCAGAAGTTGGATAGTAATTATCCAAGTAAAATAGATAGTTAGTCCAGAAAGGAGCAAGCAGAGTGGCAGCAATTGATTTTCCAACGCCCGTAGTAGTTGGAGAAGAGTTCACATCTGGCGGTCAAACCTGGGTCTGGACTGGACTAGTTTGGGAAGCTAAGCGTGTAACTCCAACAGGTCCTACTGGTCCACAAGGTATTCAGGGTCCTACTGGAGCTACAGGTCCACAAGGTGACACTGGTCCACAAGGTATTCAAGGTCCGACAGGCCCAGTATCAGATGTAGCTGGTCCTAGTGGTCCAATTGGTCCTACTGGTCCACAAGGACCTACAGGTCCACAGGGTTTGCAAGGAGACCAAGGTCCTCGCGGTTTTACTGGTCCAACTGGAGCAGATTCAAATGTTACAGGTCCTCAAGGTCCAACAGGCCCTCGTGGTGTTACAGGTCCTACTGGTACTACAGGACCACAGTCTGAAGTTCCAGGTCCTACAGGTCCTACTGGCCCAGTCGGTAAGTTTACTGCTAGCCCAACTCAACCTGACTTGTTGACTGCCGTTAATGGTGATGCTTGGTTTGATACAAACACCGCTATTACTTATGTTTTTTACAACGGAGTTTTTATTGAGACTCAGGGTGGTTCAACAGGACCAGCTGGAGCAACAGGTCCTGTAGGTTCTTTTGCTGTTAGCACAAGCTGGTGGTTAGGTACGTAATAATGCAAAACACGAGCACTTTTTTAAAATCAAAGATTTGTAGCAGTGGTATTCTACTAACAGATCTCGTGTGTGGTGAGAGAGGTAATGAATAATGCCCGGCTTTTTAGGTGGTAGCTCAGGCGGCTCAAGCGGTGTTGGTGGAGAAATTAACTTCCCAAAGGAGTTTATTGACCCAGTAACTAAACTTCGCGTATCCGAGCCTGAGAACCTCATCGATACCGACTTTGAATATGGTCTTCAGCCTACTAAGTGGGAAACTGTTGAGCTCATCAACAACACTCCATCATTCTTTTCTAAGTCTGGTGACACCACTATTCCCAACATTACTGCCATCACAACTAACGATGGCACACGTGAAATTACCGTCAGCACTGGCCTCCCACACGGGCTTGCGGTCGGTATTCCTATTAACGTAACAGGAACAAAATCAATTACAGCCGATGGTGCATACATCATCAACTCTATTCCGAACCCAAATACTTTCACCTACCTATGTCGCGACGTTCAGCTAGGCAATAACTCTATTGAAGACCTTTACTCCTCAGTTATTACAGGCGAGTTTTTCCAAGGTTCGCAGCTGCGTCTAGCAGACGCCGCTGGTATTACAACAGACGGTGAGTCAGTTTCAACACTTACTGTTACAACAGGTTCTACTCACGGTTTTTATGTTGACACTCCGTTCTATTTCTTGAACCTAAACTCAACTATTTCGCAGGAATTCCCTGCAAATAACAACGAAGCTAAGTCTTTTGACGCTTCTAACTCTGCTGTAGCCCAAACATTTGACGGTTCTAACACTCTTTCTCAAATCAATATTGATTGGTCTAACTCTGCAACTGTAGCTGGCGTTACTAGCACAGTTAATATGAATGCTCAAAACCTTGTGAACAACACTATTACTGTTGCTCACGGCACAGAAAATTTTGCAAACAGAGCTGTTGGAACTCCGTTTTACTATGATGTTGTATCTGGAGGCGGATATTTTGCTACCAATCCTCGCGGCGTTGTCTTCCTAAAAACAGCAACTGCTCTAGGAACTTCTAGCTCTACCTTCCAAGTTTCAGCAGTTCCAGATGGTGATGTCATTGAAATCCCAACCACAATGACAGGAACTTTCCAGTTAGCTAACCAAGCACGTACTTTTGCTGGAAATAATACTAACTCTCTTACAGAAGTTGTAGTTGATATTGTTAAAGATACTCCAAAAGTTTTTGATGGTTCAAACAGCTCTGTTCAAATAGGTCAAGTAACTTCCTACAGCGGCTCCCTAGTAAACGTCACTTCAGCCCAAGCAATCCCTCTCGAGTGGTACTTCGGAGCTATGGTTTTCTACAACACCACTGGTACCGCTGCAAACGGTCTTACAAATAACACCACTTATTTTATTGACTCTTTCTTCTCTACTGGCGGACTTAACTACGCTTTCACTCTTAAACCTCTTCCAACTTCAGCAACAATTACATCAATTTCTGGTGGAACTGGTACTCAAACATTTAAACAAATTGGTGTGTCTCCAGATAGAGATATCTTCCACGTAAAAGACCACGGATACTCTCGCTTTGACATGCTTCGCTATGTTTCACCTGAAAACGGTGCTTTTACAGTAGTTGACTCATCTCAAGTCAAAAATTTCTACTTTGTAGCTACAGTTATTGACCAACACAACTTCACTTTGAATCAGACCGTTGGTGAGCTAAGCCCACTAACTATCTCAAGATCAGGCTTTTCTAGATACGCAATTACTCCAACAACCGTGACGCCTATAGGTATGACTGCCCCTATTACTTATGCAGTTACAAGCGGAACTCTTCCATCAGGTCTGTCTCTCAACCCTTCAACTGGAGTTGTTTCTGGAACTCCTACAGAAAATATTGCAGTCCCAGGACGTCAAGTTATTATTACTGGTACAGACGTAGACGGCATTTCTGCATTCCAAGTACATACATATCAGTTTGATCAACCTCCTGCTTTGTACTCATTCTCAAGCGTTACATTCACACCAGGTGGTGCTGGTGGTACAGGTGGTCCTAACCTATCTCAAGCTCGCTCGGGTGCGGGCAACCCTTCATGGGGTAATACTTATATCAACATGCCAGGCAACACTGGAACAATTGTTTGGACTGTCCCTGAGGTTGCAACATACCGAGTAGAAGCTTATGGAGCAGCTGGTGGTTGGTCCAACGGTTGGGGTGCTCGTGGTGGCTATGGAACTCGTATGCGTGGAGACTTTAACTGGAGTCTCGGCGATGAAATTAAAATTGTTGTAGGTCAAGCTGGCTCTAATGATGGTTCTACTGGTGCTGGTGGTGGTGGAAGTTTTGTTGCTCGTCGCTCAGATAACCTTCCATACTTAGTTGCTGGCGGTGGCGGTGGAGCGGGCGCTGGCTGGTACGGATATTCTGACGCAACTACTGGTGAATCTTCCCGAGGATCTAACTCATTTGGTGGAGCAGGTGGCGGTAACGGTGGTAACGGCGAGTCTCATGGTGGAGGCGGCGGTTTCTATGGGAACGGCGGCGGCTGGGCAGGACCTGGCACATCATTCGTAAATGGTGCATACGGCGGCTCTTACTCAAACGCTGGTGGTTTTGGTGGCGGTGGTGCTAACCGCGGTTGGGCTGGCGGTTCTGGCGGTGGCGGTGGTTACGCTGGTGGACCAAGTTCTTGGTGGTCATCTGCTGGTGGTGGAGCAGGTTCATACAATGCTGGTGCTAACCGTAGTGATTCGGAAGTTGCCAGTGGCGGTAACGGTCAAGTTTCAATTACGAGACTGTAGGAAAGAGGATAATATAAATGCCAATTAACGTAACAGCTGCTGGTGCTGTTGGTACTCACTCTTTTTCTAGAGTAAACGTGAATCTTGATGAAGATTTCATCTACTTTAAGAATACAGCCCCGAACGTTATCCCAGCTGCCCTAGCTCCTGGAGTAGCATTTTTGTATACATCTGGTGTTGGGTCAGTTACAGGATTTACCGAGAATGGTCTTGTTTATGTAACTACAACTCAACCAAAAAAACTACAATTTAGTGCAACTTTTAATGGCTCAGCACTCAATCTTACTGATAGCGCAGCTGGTTCAATTAAGTTTAATACTCCAATTGTTTACGCAAATAAGCTAAATATTGACGCATCAACACCAACAAATCAAGCAGTGAAGTATTACACAAACGGAACTCCTTTAGTTGGCTTGACTAGTGGAGATACATACTTCTTAAAGAACGTATCAATTTCTGAGTTTGCTGGTTCACAGGCACTTTATGCCTTTACTAGCCACACCTTTACAACCTGTGGAAAGACTGGTCGTGTTGGACCTACTCAAACAGAAATGCGTAACTTTTATAATACAACTTGGGACGATCAATATATTTCTCAGGGTTCATTTGTCGGTTATCAAGACTGGACAGTTCCTGTATCTGGTATTTACAGCTTTAACGTTCGTGGTGCTTCTGGTTTTGATGGTAACGGATCTGGTGGTGTAGGCCGCGGAGCTGTTGTTGAAGGACGTATTGCTTTAACTAAAGGTGAAGTTATTACAATCGCCGTTGGTCAACGTGGTGAGCAAGGTGGAAGTGCTACATGGGGTGGCTCTGGTGGTGGAACATTCGTTGTTCGTAAAACTGGTAACGAGCCTTTGTTTGTCGCTGGTGGTGGTTCTGCTGAATCAAACTCTGGTGCTGGACGAGATGGTGTTCTTACAAGACTTGGTGGTACATCTACCAATGGTCAGCAAGCTGGCGGTAGTGTTGGTTTTGGTGGTCGTGCGCAAAGCCCTCTTGGTTACTCTGCTGCTGGTGGAGGTTTCTTCTCTCGCGGACAGAACGGTAGCTTTGGCTCAGAACCAACATTTGGTGGTGGTTCATTCCTAGACGGTCTAACCATGGGAACTAACATTCGTACTGGTGGTTATGGTGGTTTTGGTGGCGGTGGTCAATCTGACGGCAACCGTGTAGGTCAGTCTGGTGGTGGCGGTGGCTACTCTGGTGGTGGCGGTGCTCGTTCTACAACAGCCAACCAGTCTGGTGGTGGTGGTGGCTCATTCATCGTAGCTACTGCTACAAATGTTGGAACTTCTACAGGTATCTTTGACGGAGCAAACACATTTAATGGTTCTCCAATTTCAAACCTTTCTACATATAACACAGGTGAAGGTCAAGTTACAGTATCACTAGTTTCTAGCTTTACAACTGGTAACAGTATTCACCCAACAGCACAGGATGCAGAAAACGGTACAAATGCAATTGCCATTGCACCAGCTGGTTCTTCATACCACGCTTTTGTGCCAATCAGCTTAGACATTCAAAATGATCAAATTCATAGTGCTGCTCCACACACTCTTACAAATGGTGAAGCAGTTCAAGTAAATTTCAATGGAGTTCCTCCAGTTGGAATAACAAATGGATCAATTTATTACATAAACACAGTCAGTGCGTTTAGCTACCGATTGAGCACTACTCCTGCACCATCGTTTACAAATATTAACTTAACTGCTCCATCTTCTCGAGAAGTCGCAACAACTGCTAAGTTGAGTCGTGTTGTTGTAAACACAGCTACTGACACTTTGACTATTAATAACCACGGATTCTTAGTAGACCAACCTCTACGTTACAACGTTGGTGATGGAACAGCTATCGTTCCTCTTATTGATCAAGCTACATACTATGTATCTGAAGTTATCAATGCTAACCAAATTAGGTTGAAGTCTTCTTTGAACTCTCCTACTTACATTAATTTCACTAATACTGGTACTGGTACTGGTCACAGCTTTATCTTCTTGACTGTTAACGCTCTTGAAGATACTCTCTACATTCCTAACCACGGCCTTGTATCTGGTCAAGCAATCCGCTATTCAAAGGGTGGTTCTGGAAACGTTGTCATCCCAGGTTTGACTGATAACAACACCTATTACATTGTTAAAGTTGACAACAGCATTGTGCGCCTTGCTACAAACAAAGCATTAAGCATTATTGCAAATATCACTAACCAAGATCCATGGCCAGCAACTGGTACTCATTCGCTGTTTATTACATCGCTTGATTACACAACTGACACAATCACTCTTCCAAGTCACGGATTCTTGCAGGGAGAGCTTGTTGAATATGACTCAAAGGGTCAGACAGTTGTCAATGGTTTGACTACTGCTACTCCATACTACGTAATTTTCGTAGATGGAGATAACATCAAACTTGCTACAACTCCAGAAAATGCTGATGCAGGTACAGCTGTTGATCTAACAGCGAGCCCAGCAGGTGTTGGACGTCATACTTTACGTTCTTTGTCAAAGACTCCAGATGGTATTTACACCATCACTTCTACACCTTCTCCTCAGACATTTACTGTCGAGGCAGCAGGTAACGTTCCAATTATTACAAAGGTGTTTAACCCAAGAGGCACAATCGACCTTGAGCTAAATACTTTCTTTATTCCTTCTCACGGTTTTACAACTGGAACAAAAGTCACATATGAGCAAGGAGATGCTGCAACTGATATTGCTGGTTTGACAAACAACACTGATTATTATGTTGTTGCAATCAACCGTGACTATCTACGTCTAGCAACTTCAGCAGAAAATGCTGCAGCTGGTATTACTCTTAACATCAGCGACCACGGTACTGGTGTTGGTCACAAGCTTATTACTGACCAAATCAACGGTAACGTAACTGGTTCAGGAACCGTATCTGTTTCATCTGGTTCTGTTCTTGTTAACGGTTCTGGTACTGCGTTCTCGAAGATTCTAAAAGTGGGAGACCGTTTCCGTCTATTCCCACCTAACGTAACTAAGCAGCATGGAACTATGGTTTTTGCTGCTGCAGATGTAAACACAGCTACAAACTTGATTACAAAGAGCAACACCTTCACTACAGGAACACAAGTTGTGTTCTCTGCTGGTGGTGGAACTGCGCCAGCTCCTCTAGTAGAAGGAGCTACCTACTTTGTAAGAGCAGTTAGCGCTGGGTCTACTATGACTCTTCACCCAACATCAACTGATGCTACTAACAATACAAACGTTATTGACCTCACAACAGTTGGTACTGGAAGTAATTTCTCTATATCTAGCACAGTAAAAACATTTGCTGATGCTGATGTGAATACAACTAACAACAGAATTGTTGACACTCACAATTTTGTCACTGGTGATGTTGTTAAGTTTGCAGCAAATGGTGGTGTACCACCAACACCTCTAGTTGATGGTTACTACTACTATGTTCGTGCAGTTTCTAACACAGAAATTACTCTGCACACTACATTGAACGATGCTCAAAATAACCTTCAGGCTCTTGACTTCAGTACACAAGGTACTGGTACAGGGTTCACTCTTACAAACACTGTTCCAGTAGGTCCAATCATTCGTCGTATCACCGCGATTGGTGGAGATACTCAGATTACAGTGGACCGTCCGTATGCAAACGCATATAGCGCTGTTTCTTACTCATATCCAACATTCGTCTATGTACGTCCTCAGGGCTACTCACTACACCGTCCATTCGATGGTGGCGTTGAGATGTCAGTAGGTGCTAAGACATCGTTTGGTCAGATTGTTCGTCAGACTCGTAAGTACTTCCGTTACCAATCAGGTAAGGGTATTCAGTCTTCTTGCGGTGTTAACTTCCAGCCTTCAATTGACCTTGAGAGTATGAGACAGTTCAGCTCACTTACAGTTGAATGTAAGACTCGTCGCCCTCACGGACTTGTTTCTGGTCTCTTTATTGTAGTAAATGGTGCAGAAGATTCTTATGGAAATACAAGCACTGTTTACAACGGAGAGTTCCAAGTAACAGTTGTTGACCTAACAACATTCCGATTTACTTCTACACAACCGATTATTGAAAACCGTGCTTACGGATTCCCTCAGTTCTATGTTCGTGAGTGGTCAAACGGTGCTGTCCGTGAAGGTATGTTCGACTTCCAGAACGGTGCATACTTCGAGTTCGATGGTGAAGCTATCTACGCCGTACGTCGTTCATCTACTCAGCAGCTAGCAGGTACAGCAGCTGCTCTACAAGGCTCAGAGCTTATCTTTGGAACAAACACAGCGTTCCAAGCTCAGGTTGAAGTTGGTGACTTTATTGTTATGCGTGGTCAGTCTTATAGAATTACAGAGATTGAGTCAGATACACGTATGTCGATTCGTCCTGAGTATAAGGGTTCTTCTGGAACAGAGAAGGAATTCAATCCTCAGACTCAAGTCAATACAACCACTGACATCTTTACAATTATTGGTCATGGTTTTGCTGATCGTTTACCAGTTATCTACAACTCCATTGACGGCGAGCCTATTGGTGGAATGATTAACGGTCGTACATACTATGTTGATTTGATTAACAACAACACCTTTAAACTTGTTGCTGACCCAGATTCTGAAATTAACGTAGATTTGTCTACTACAGGAACAACCACAGTCCACTCATTTGTACCTGCTAAGTCAGGTATTGTTATGACAAAGACTGTAGATACCCGAGTTCCTCAAAGCCAGTGGAACATCGACGTTTGCGATGGTTCTGGTCCTACAGGATATAACTTAGATATTTCTCGTATTCAGATGGCTTACATTGACTACTCTTGGTACGGTGCAGGTAAGATTCGCTTCGGTTTCAAGACTACAGACGGTCAAGTACAGTACGTTCACGAGTTTGTCCACAACAACAACTTGTTCGAGTCATACTTCCGTTCAGGTAACTTGCCAGCTCGTTATGAAGTTGTAACTTACGAGAACCCAACTTATATTCCTTACCTCTTCCACTGGGGTACTTCGGTCATCATGGATGGTCGTTTCGATGATGACAACGCGTACCTCTTCACTGGTTCAAGCCAGACTCTGCAGGTAACTGGAACAACCGCTAAGTCATTTGCTTCATCTGGTATCAACCTAACAACTGACTTGTTTACTGTACAGAGTCACGGTTTTGCAACTGGTGATTTGCTACAGTTCCAGTCAATTGCTACTAACGGATTCCCAGGTAATAACCTTTTGAACCCAGCAACTCAGATTGTTGGTTCTAACACAAGAGCTAACCTGACTAACGATGCGTTGTATGGAGTTCTGGTCAATTCACCTAACTTGATTCACTTGACCCCACCTAACGTAACAATTAGCCGTGGAACTTCATATGCAATCAATCCTCAGACAATTACTAGTGCTCAAACTGGTACGACTGTAACTATCGTAACCACACAACCACACAACTTGAGTACTGGTATGTATGTCGGTGTATACGGCTCAACCCGTGTGCCAAATGGTCCGTTCTATGTGACAGTTACTAACTCAACTACATTCACATATCAGGCAACCAACGTTTCAACACCTGTGACTGCACTAAATGATCCAGCTATCATCATCTCTGAGGTCATTAACTTCACTACCCAAGGAAACACCCAGTACACTTACTTCTTATATCCAAATGGCTCATTGAACAACACATCTGGTCCTAACTACCAGCCATTGTTATCAATTCGCCTCTCTCCTTCAGTATCTGAAGGTTTGACAGGTAAGCTTGGTGACCGAGACGTTATCAACCGAATGCAGCTACGTTTGCAGGAAATTGGTGTGTCTACGACACAGTTGGTTGACTGTAAGGTTCTTCTAAATCCACGTCTAAACAACCTAAACTTCGTGGGTGTAGATACACCTTCCTTGACTCAGATTGTTGAGCACACAGCTCAGGACACAGTGTCTGGTGGAGTTCAGGTTTACAACTTCCGTGCTGCTGGTGGTGCTAGCGGTGCTGAAGACACCACTGTGGTAGATGTTTCAAGCCTGTTTGAGTTGTCAAACTCTATTCTTGGTGGAGACTCAATTTTCCCAGATGGTCCAGACATCTTGACAATTGCAGTATCTAGATTGACTGGTAACGCTACACTAACCTCAGCGAAGATGTCATGGGCAGAAGCTCAGGCGTAGGAGAGACACATGCCAATTCAGCGACTTGGGATTCAGAACCCAACGGGTAATACTGATACTGTTCTTGCTACATTTTCTGAAGCGCACCTTGTTTCAGTAATTATTGCCAATAAAGGTGTAGTAGCAGTACCAGCATGTAAAGTAAGTATTTGGATTGCACCAGCTAATGCTGTAATCGCTCTTAACTTTGCGTACATTGCTTTTAACTTAGATGTACCTGTTGGCTCTTCTTTTGAAACTTTTAGATTTGCTGTCAATCCAGGCGACACACTTTGGGTACGTTCTAGTACATCAAATGCTTCATTTAGCTGTGTAGGTATCGCTCAAGAAGACTCTGCTCTTCCTGAAAACCTCGTACAAACTTTTACTAATAAAGAAATTAGAGGTTTGTATAACACTGTTTATATTGACATTGGAACAACAGCAGAGCGTCGCTCTACTGCTGAAGTTGGTTATGTTCGATTTAATACAGAACTAAATGGTGGTGCAGGTGCTCTAGAGCAGAAGACTACAAACGGCTGGGAAATTGTAGGTACTGGTGTAACTTCTGGACCAACTGGTCCAACTGGAGCCGCTGGCGCTACAGGTCCAACTGGACCTTCAGGTGGCCCAACAGGACCTACAGGTGCAGTTGGCCCTACGGGTGCTACTGGTCCTGTTGGTTTAGGTGGTAATCAAGGACCAACAGGTCCTACTGGTCCACAAGGTGTAGCTGGTCCGCAAGCAACTAGTGTTAATTTATTAGGTGGAGTAGCCAACTTTGCGGCACTACCTTCGACAGGTAACACAGCTGACGATGCTTATGTAACTCTTGACACACGAGATGTTTATGTGTGGACGGGGAGTGCATGGTCAAATGTTGGACCTATTTATGGTGCTACTGGACCTACTGGTTCAACAGGACCTACAGGAGCCCCATCAAATGTAACTGGTCCAACGGGTGCGACAGGTCCAGCAGGTAGTGCAGGACCTACAGGTCCTCAGGGAGACCCATCAATTATTCCAGGACCAACTGGTTCACAAGGTGCAATTGGTCCAACGGGAGCAACTGGACCGACTGGTGCCACTGGCTCAACTGGACCAACTGGTTCACAAGGAATTACTGGACCTGCTGGAACAAATATTGTTATGAAGGGTAGTGTTGCTGATTTCGCTTCTCTACCATCATCAGGAAACACTTTATATGACGCTTATGTAACTTTAGATACAGGCGATACTTACATGTGGACTGGTTCTGCATGGGTCAATCTTGGAGCAATTGCTGGACCAGTGGGTCCTACAGGTGCTACTGGTGCCACAGGTTCTACTGGTGATACTGGTCCAACTGGACCTTCAGGTGGCCCAACAGGACCTACAGGTGCAACTGGACCTGTTGGTCCTCAAGGACCAGGCAGCTCTAGTGTTGCAGTAGTTGAGACAGTAGATTCAACTACATTTGTTGGTCTTTATGAAGATTTAACAGGTATTCAAGGTGGTAAAACTAATCAAGGAATCATCTTCGATGCTTCTACACAAAAACTTATTGTGTCTCAGATTGAGACTCCTACAATCCTTCCTCCTGCTTCAGGAGTTGGAACATTTACTGTAAGTTCTCCAACAACTTTAACTCTTGATGCAGAGAGTGAAGTTATCTCTAACGCACCATTTAAACTTTTAAGTTCTACTGTTGCTGCTCTATCTAGCTTAACTGCTAGTGCTGGTGCAATTATTTACGTAAGTGATGCACCAATTGGATCTCAGTTGTACTACTACAACGGGACTCAATGGGTTGAGATTGAAGGAACTGGTCAAGGACCTACAGGACCTACAGGTGCTACAGGTCCATCTGGTGGTCCAACAGGTCCTACAGGAGCAGTCGGTTCAACTGGACCTACAGGCCCTGCAGTAACAGGTCCTACAGGAGCAGTCGGTTCAACTGGACCAACTGGACCAACTGGTGCTACTGGTGCTACTGGACCTACTGGACCTGCAGGTACTACTAATTTTGGCTCTTTGAATGACATCACCTCTGCTTCAGTAACTGTTGATGAAATTTATGAACCAGCAATTACTATGCTACGAGTTGTTAATCAAGGTACAACTGCCTATAGATTTACAAGTCACTACGGATTATCTAATAACCCAACAATTTATGCTATCTCTGGAACTACTATTGCTTTCAATCTTGCTAATGCTGGTCACCCATTTGCAATCCAAACAGCAGATGGAAACAACTTTAGTGAAGGTTTAATTCACGTAGACACTAATGGTGTTGTTTCTACCGATTCAAATGCTCAAGGTAAGAGCTCAGGAACTCTTTATTGGAGAATCAGACAAAACCTTACTGGTGGATATAGATATCAATGTTTGTCACACCCAGCAATGGGAAACACTATCGTAATTAAAGATATCTCGGCTATTTAATAGGACTGGTACATGAGTGAATACAAAGAGTACACAGTTACTACAGAAAGTCTAGAGCTTACTGATGCTGTGTGGGACGCTCTTCTTACTGAGGGAAGTAATCTAACTACTATTCCTATTAGAGCCGTGGAAGTGGCAAACGATAGGCCAGAAAACCCTTTAAACACTTCATACTGGCTAACAGATAGAGAAGCAGAGTTTTTAAGACAAGACCCTCGCGTTTCCGATGTACAAGACCTAAGCATTTTTAAACCACAAAAGTTAGCTTTTCAAACTGGAACTTTTGATAAAACTACAAATCAAACTGGTCCTAAAGTTAACTGGGGATTGTTGAGACATTCAAAGCTATCTAATGTTTATGGAAGTAGTCTTTTAGACCCAGGTGGAACCTATGACTATGTTTTAGATGGTTCTAATGTTGACGTTGTAATTATAGATAGCGGTATTCAAGCCAACCACCCTGAATTTTTATATTCTGATGGTAGTGGTGCAAGTAGAGTAAACCTTGTAGATTGGTTTGCAGTCAGTGGTGTTTCTGGAAGTATGCCCTCAGGGTTCTATCAAGATTATGATGGTCATGGAACTCACGTTGCTGCTACTGTTGCTGGTCTTAATTTTGGATGGGCAAAAAATGCAAGAATTTATTCTATAAAGCTTGAAGGATTAAGAGCTCCTAGTGATCCTGGAGAAGGGTTTGACGTAGCAACCGCTTTTGATGTGTTAATTGGTTGGCACAATAACAAAACAAATGGAAGACCTACTGTTGTTGTTAATAGCTGGGGGTATGGAGTATTTCATAGAGCAGATTTAGAAGCCTTTTCATTTGGCTTAGATGAATCAGAAACTCTTTACGCTATAAATGGAGGGGTTTACCGAGGTGTTGCTTGGGAAGGTACTGTATTAGACACTGCAAAAGGTCACACTGGTGCTCTTGTTGCTCCATCTACTTATAGATATCCATTTAGAGTTGCTGCTGTTGATGCTGACATTAGAACTGGCGCTGAAGCTGGAATTTTATTTGTCAACGCTGCTGGAAATGAGTTTACAAAAATTGATGTTCAAGGTGGATTTGATTACAACAACTACATCCTCACTGACTTTGGCGCTTTTACATACCACAGAGGTGGCACACCAGGAGCTAGTATTACAGCACGAGAGAGTGTTTTTACTGTAGGTTCTGTTGACCACCAAACAGTCACTGGAACTTCAACAGACAGAAAGTCAAACTTCAGTAATTCTGGTCCAGGAGTGACAGTTTATGCCGCTGGGTCCAGAATTATGAGTGCAATGAGCCAAGTTAATGACGATAACTCTAACTACCCGTACTTTTTAAATGGCTCTTTTAAGCAGCAACTTTTGTCTGGTACCTCCATGGCAGCTCCTCAAATTGCAGGTATAGCGGCTCTTGTATATCAAATGCACCCAGACTGGACCCCAAGACAGGTCATCAACTTCATCAAAGATAAGTCATTTTCTAGTCTTTTTAAGACTGACCTCACAAATGACTATACGAATGTCCATAGCGTGCATGGTGGCGCTAACCTGATAGCCTACGTACCTATGGCTTCACAGAGAAAATTCTCCTTCCAAAGAGCCACGGTATAGGATTTTAAAGGTATAATTATGAGAAAAGCTGACGAAGTAAGGAGCGACAAATGGCAGCAAAACGCTTAGGTCTTGCTACTCCCAATGCAAACATAGCTACTCTGCTTGCTACCAACGACACAGTTGGTGTTGCTTCTGTAATTGTTTCAAACAGAGCTAATATTCAGAGTCTTGTTACTATCTACGTTGAACCAGCCGAAGCCCTAGGTGTGGAGGCAACTCGCTCCTACATTGTTGACAATTTGGCTGTTTCTGTGGGTCAATCCTTTGAGACATTTAGATTTGCTTTAAATGTTGGAGACCAGCTTTGGGTTAAGTCCAGCACATCTCTTGCTAATTTTTCTGCAACTCTTGTTTATGATCAAGCTGGTAGAGCAAATATAACTTATTCTTCAAATCAACCGGGATTCCCTTCTGTAGGAGATATTTGGATTGATTCTGACACTCAAGAAGTTAATTTTTATACAGGTTCAGGATTTAACACTGTAGCAAGTATTGCTCCTTCAGGACCAACAGGTCCCGCTGGTCCATCTGGTCCAACGGGCCCATCAGGACCAACTGGTCCCCAAGGGTCTAGCGTTCGTATTCTTGGAACATACGCAACTCTTAATCTTCTTCAAGCTGATAACCCAATTGGTGCAATTGGTGATGCTTATGTCGTTGCTTCAGAATTTGTTTATGCATGGTCAGACCTTAACCAAGAGTGGGCGCTCGTTGGTCCAATTGGTGTAACTGGCCCTACAGGTTCTACTGGACCTACAGGTCCACAGGGTATTGGTGGAGCAGATGGTGCAACTGGCGCTACTGGACCTGCTGGTGAACCAGGAGGACCAACTGGTGCTGCTGGTCCAACAGGTCCAACTGGTTCACTCGGACCTACTGGTCCAACTGGTCCTGAGGGGCCAACAGGTCCTACTGGTGCTATTGGTGAAACAGGAATAATTTCTAGTGCAGTTCCTCCAGCAGATTTATCAATTATTTGGGTAGATACAACTGTAGATTCAGCAATTCTTACCCACGCTAGCACTCATGCTGCTGGCGGTAGTGATGAGGTGACCCTATCTACAAGTCAAATTTCTGGGTTAAACACGAGACTTGGTGATTTAGATATTCTTTCTAGTGGAGAGGGCAGTATTGATAGAAAAGCTCCTCTTACTGGTGTTGCATATGGAGCATCAGGAAACCTTATTCTAACTTATCGTCGAGCAATCAAAACAGAAACTATTACAAAACTTTCTATGGCTTGCGGTACTGCTGCTGGTGCAACCCCAACACTAGTGAAATATGGAGTCTATTCAGTAAATGACTCTACTGGAGATTTAACTTTGGTAGCGTCTACTGCAAACGACACATCAATTTTTTCAACCGCTAACAGCGCTTTTGAAGTTAACTTAACTTCATCATTTACCAAGACAGCTGGTAATTTGTATGCATATGCAGTTGTACTGGTAAGCACACAAACGCTTCCTACAGTTATTGGTCACGCACATGTTGCATCTGCTGGTGTTAACGCAATTTTGGCCTTACCTCCAAGAATTACAGGTTTAGTTGCGGCTCAAACAGATTTACCAAGCTCTATTTCTGCAGGTTCTGTAACAGCTTCTAACCGTGCACTGTGGACGCACGCCCTACCTTAAGAGTCAATAGGAGAATAAAATGCCAGTCTTAAAAAAATATGATCTTGATGATCAAATTTGGAAACCTATTGCTGTTGGAGCTACAGGTCCTACTGGTCCTACTGGCTTTGTTGGGCCTACTGGCCCAACGGGTGCACAGGGTGTTACTGGGCCTCAGGGGGACTGGTCAACTGCTCAACCTGTTGTGACAAAAAGCGCTTCTTTTATTTTAGAGCTAACTGATGCTGGAAAAATTTTAAAATGTGATAACGGTGCTTCTATGATTGCAACAATACCTGTTGAAGCATCAGTTGCTTTTCAAGACGGTCAAAAAATTGACTTTATTCAATATGGAGCAGGTCAGCTTACCGTCGCTGGGGCAGTCGGCGTGACAGTAAGAGCAACTCCAACCAATAAATTGAGAGCTCGCTACTCTGTAGCTTCTGCCGTAAAAATTGGAACTAACGAGTGGATTCTCGTCGGAGACTTGGCACTAATTTAAAAATGCCAATTAATGTCGGGTCCATTGCTGGTGCAGGTTATTTAAAAAACCCTGCAGAAGCTTTTAATTTAGATTACAGGGTTAATTATATTAAAAACCCGACTTTTGAAGTAGACATCTCTGACTGGACACCTTTTGCTGGAACTACCTTAGAAAGAGATACAAACGAATTTAACACAGGGTCAGCTTGTCTTAAAGTTACAAACACCTCTGGAGGAGGTGTTCAAACACTTGAAAGAATCCCATTTATTGACACTTCAGAAGAGTGGACTGTCAGCGCTTATGTAAAGCTTGATGCTCTAAATGACAATGCGACTTACTATCTTCGTCATCTTCAATACACCACAAGCAATGCTTCAGCTGCTATATCTAGTGGAAATATTGGAATTCAAGCCCTAACTAGTGCTGATGGCTGGGTTAGATTGAGCGGGTCTTTTACTAGAACCTCTGGAGCTAATTTTTTTGCACTAAGAATTGTGACCACTTCAGCATCTAATACAGACGTATTTTTTGTTGACTCTGTTATGGCAGAAAGGTCTTCCACTTTGGGGACCTATTTTGATGGCTCACTAGACGGATTTTGGACTGGAACTCCCCACTCAAGCTATAGCGGTGCTACCCCATACGTGTAATTTAAGGTAAGCTATTTTACGAAAGGACGAAAATGACATATCCCAACTGGTTTGAAAATGATGGTCAAGAGAACTTTAAAAACCATCTACTAGAGTTTTTAAATAAACCTGCTCGAATGTTGCAAATAGGCGCATACACAGGGGATGCTTCTGTGTGGCTTTGGGACAACATATTACGTCACAACCCAGACTCGGTGTTGATTGATGTAGACACGTGGGAGGGTTCTGACGAACCTGTTCATAATCAGATGAACTGGGAGTCTGTAGAAAGTTTTTATGATGTAAAAACTTTAGTAGGGCAGCAGAGCAAAAAAATTATTAAAGTCAAGTCTACAAGTGATTGGTTTTTTAAAAATAATTTAGAGAAGTATGACTTTGTGTATGTTGATGGGGATCATACTTCCTATGGTGTAATAAAAGATGCAATAAGCGCTTACGAGTGTTTAAATGTAAATGGAATAATAGCTTTTGATGATTATCAATGGTCCGCTGGGCTTGGCTATTTAAATGAGCCAAAGTTGGCAATAGATGCCTTTAATGCAGTTTATTCGGACCGACTCGAACTTTTAGTTGACGGATATCAGCGTTGGTATAGGAAGACAAGGTAGGATGCTCACATGAAAGTAGCTATATACACAATCGCATTAAATGAACGACAGTTTGTTGATAAATGGTATGAAGCTTCAAAAGAAGCTGATTACTTGTTAATAGCCGATACAGGCTCCACAGACGGCACCGTTGAGCGTGCAAAAGAGCTTGGAATTAATGTAGTCGATGTTCGAGTATCCCCTTGGCGTTTTGATGATGCTAGAAACGCAGCAATGGCAGCTTTACCAATCGATATTGATATGTGTATCTCCCTTGATATGGATGAAGTAATTACTCCTAACTGGCGTCCATTGCTTGAAGCTGCATGGCAACGTGGAGTAACACGTCCTCGCTATAAGCATATTTGGTCTTGGAATGATGATGGGACTCCAGGTTTGGAGTTTAGCTATGACCACATTCATACTCGTAAAAATTATCGTTGGCGTCACCCAGTGCATGAGTGTTTATATGTATACGGACGCGAGGAAGTACAAGAGTGGATTGAAGGTTTAGAGACTCACCACCACCCAGACCCAACAAAGTCGCGCTCTCAGTATCTACCGTTGTTAGCTCTTTCTGTTCAAGAAGATCCATATAACGACCGCAATGCGTTCTACTATGGTCGAGAACTTTATTTTTATGGTCGCTACCAAGAAGCAGCAGTAGAGCTAAAGCGACATCTTGAACTCCCAACAGCTCGGTGGGCACCAGAGCGTGCTGCATCAATGCGCTTTATTGGTAAGAGTCTTCCTGCAGAAGCAGAGATTTGGTTTCGTAAAGCTATCGAGCAAGCTCCAGGACGACGTGAACCTTTTGTTGATTTAGCAGAGTTGTACTATCAACGTAAAGATTGGCAGAAGTGTTATGAAGCTGCTAAAGATGCTATTGCCATTGCTGAGAAACCTTTAGAGTATTTGTGCGAAGCAAAAGCATGGGGAGCAGCCCCGCACGATTTTGCTGCAATTTCTGCTTACTATTTAGGTAAGTTTGAAGAAGCAGTGGAGCATGCAAAGAACGCTTTTAGCATCGAGCCAGATAATGAAAGACTTGCAGAAAATCTTAAATTTTGTCTTAGCGCTGTAAATCCAGAAGAAAAGAGTGTCTAGTGAAATTTGTAGTCTGTGGTGGTGGAACAGCTGGATGGCTTACCGCTTTAACCATTCACTCTAGTAATCCAAAGTTTCATGAAGTAGTGGTTATAGAATCACAAAAAATAGGAATTATTGGAGCTGGAGAGGCTACAAGCGGTTTTCTCTACGATGTATTAGATGGCTCTACTTTATTTGGAAATAATCAAACAATGAACCCAAACAAAGTGGCTTTTGATTTTGCAGAGTTTGCTAAAAAAGTCGATGCTGTACCTAAGTACGCACTTAAACACATCAACTGGGCTAAAGACAAAGGCTCTTATTGGGCACCAATTAACGGCTCAGAAACTTCTAAGCGCTCTCCTGACCATCTATTTAATTATGTTGTAACAGAGTTTGGTCCTGAAAAAGCTTATCTATCTTCTGTATTAGGGCAGTCTTATGATCTAAATAAACTTCCGCCAGCGGGTGGAGGTTATGGGTTTCAGTTTGATGCCCATAAAGTAGCTAAATTTTTACGAGAGTATATAACTACAACCACAAAAACTACTCATATAGATTCAATTATCAAGGATGTTACTGTTACTAGCGATGGTCTAGTTGAAAGCGTAATTATCGAAGATGGTCAAGTCATTGAAGGAGATTTTTTCATTGACGCTACTGGATTTGTTAGATTGTTGGCAAACAAGGTCGGGATTGGGTGGACAGACTACAAAAACCAACTTCTTGTAGATAGAGCTATGCCTTTTATAGTTCCATACAAAGAAGAAGAAAAAGTACAACCTGTAACAGTTGCAGAAGCTCTTTCTTCTGGTTGGATGTGGCGAACTCCTACAGGAGGCCGCCGAGGTTGTGGGTATGTCTACAGCAGTGCGTTTATTTCTGAGGATGAAGCTCAAAAAGAAGCTGAAAAAATTATGGGGCACCCTATTGAGCCAATTAAGCATATTAAATATGAATCAGGCCGAGTGGACCAATTTTGGAAAGGCAATGTTTTGGTAGTTGGCCTTGCAAGCTCTTTTATTGAACCTTTAGAGGCAACCAGTATTCATGCAACTATTATGCAAATTTTTAGTTTCTGTCAAGAGTATCTTTCAGATACAAAAGAAAAAACTTTAAACCCTGCTTCAATACAAAAATACAACGCTAAAACTGAAAAAATGTATGAGTATTATAAAGACTTCACGGTGTTCCACTATCAAGGTGGAAGAGAAGATTCCGAGTTTTGGAAAACTATTAAGTTCGACAAGATTACCTCTCCTGCTGTAGAAAACTACATCGAGAGGTCAAAGAGTAGAATTCCTAGTGCTTTACATTTTATGGATTTTTGGGGTGTAGATTCTCTATGGAAGTGGACCTTAGCTGGTCTTGGGTATGTTTCAAGAGAACAAGCAATGAGTGAGTTGAAACAATTTGATCAATTTGAATTTGCTCAAGCTCAATACAGAGCATTTAGAGAAGACATGAGAAAAATTCATGAAAATAGTAGACCTTTTGAGATGAATCCCAAAGACTTTATTATTTAAGTTGTTGCTTCTTAAGTTTTTTAGCTAAACGTTTCTTTTCTAGCTTTAAAGCTTTTTTCTCTCGAATGCGTGCTCTTTTTTCAGATTTATCAATACGCTCTTGTTTATAAGCTTCAATAGCATTTACGCTAGTTCGACTGCGCCAAGAAAAGCCACACACCGTACATGTGACTATCTTGGCGACAGTCCACCTACCACCACCAGGAATTTCCTGAGAACTTGTTTCCAGCTTTGAAGGACGTGCTGAGCAATAAGGACAGTGCGGGTATCTACGGCGTTTTATCTCTTCACCCTTATAAGAAACAGAAAGTGCTCGACGTATTTCACTTTCGTCTTTGCCGCCCCATGTGCCCCAAATTTGTCGGTGCTCTAAAGCCCACTGCAGACATTGCGCTCTTACGGGACATTCATAGCAAAGATTTTTTGCATCATATTTTTGCTTTGGGTCTTTGGAGAAAAACCAGTCTCTATAATGATTATTTCCTGGCTGAGCACAAAGGGCTTCAGACTGCCATTCTATGTTATTAGCTGGTTTCCACACACATTAGACTATATACTATAAAACCATAAAATAAGTAAGCAACACACTATAAACTATAAAACTATAATTCAACCCAAGTGAACTCAAAAACTTCTTCTACGTACTCACCGTATTCGGTTTCACCATTTGCATCACAGAAGGTGTAATTATTTTCTCCTTCTATAATACCTGCCCAACCAATTTCTACATGTGAATCCACAATTGAATTAAACCCATCTGACAGAGAATCGACTATGCCGTCTCTTTGTAGTGTTGATGCTAGACCCCTGCGAACTAATTCATTTTCAAGATCAACATGCTCTTTAGTATAATAAATGCTATCAGTGTAAAGTTTTTGTTCAATGTAGCCTTCACCGTCCCAGTGAATCCAAAGAGACTCGCCAATTCTTTTATCCTTCATGACTACTCCCTATCTTCCCCATAATAGCCACCAAGCTCGTCTTCTTGGTATTCATCTTCCTCATATGCTCGAGATTCTTCAGACTCGGCAGAGAAGACAATCTTGTGTTCTTTTACATCAAAGATCCCAGCAATTGTGATTTTCCCACAGACGGAGCAGCTTTCAACTGTCCCTGTATTTATCTTTTGAGGTACATCCACACCTGACAAAGCCATTTTAATGTTGCCGTAGTCGTCCATACTGTGTGGCTCCCAGCGGGCGTGCTCTTTTAGCCAGCACTGCTCGCAGACTGGTGTAGGAGTGACTATAGGTCCACCGCTCATACAATAATTTTACGCTGTTTTCTTATAAGGGAATGGCTTACGTTTACTCTTTATATGCTTTCTATCAACAGGGCTTAAACCGCCCCACATACCAAATTCTTCATTTTCTAGCCCCCATAAAGCACATTCAACAAGATGTGCACAACTCTTGCATATCTTTCTTGCACCTTCGTAATTTATTTCTGGTGTTCCAGGCAGATTTGGTTCATCTCTATCTTCAGAAAAAAAGAAGTTTCCTCCTACCTGAGCACAAAGTGGGTCTTCATACTGCCAAGGAGGACGAATCATTTAAAACTTATCCCTTCTTCTTCTTGTCTTCTCGAAGTCCTACTTCATAACCACATCCAGCATAACCAGCAATATCAATCCATGTGTCTGGTTGGAACTCACCTTTATTTGCATAGCGAGCCATTTTCAAACCAACCATCATCATTGCTACATCTTCGTTTGAAATAGGGATTCCTAGAATTACAGACCAAATTTTTGCTGTTCGGTCAAAATTATCTTCAGGGTCCCCATAATTAGTGTTTCTATCAGTAGAGATAATACGAGCTGCTTCTCTAAGAGCTTCTATGCGTGGGGGAGTTACTTCATTTTCCGACATCTTTTACCTTCGCAATCACTTGTGCAGAGTATTCGTATACAGACGTAATGTCTTCTTTTTGTGTGACTATTAGTTCGTAATTGACTTGTTGAAAATTTTCTGGGGTGTCTTCTTCGTCAAAAAAATCATCTCCCTCGTCATTAGTCCCTAAAAATTTTGCAATAGCTATGTCAGCTTTTTCACGAAGCTCTTCATAACTATCACCTTGAACTGTTAGATTCAAGGTAATACTTTTCATGTCAAGACCAGCTTCTCTAATTTAGCTGGTGGGTAGTGAGCCCCGTCAAGAATAGGTTCTTTACCATCATTACTTTTAATAATGACGTCTCCGTACCTAACACCCACAACAACGCCTCGACGTCCGTTGTGAATCGGCCCAAGTTCTCCATCAAAAGCATCAGCTTTGACTCGTACTTGTTCGGCTACTTTAATGAAACCTGCTTGTACTGGAATCCAAGTTTCATTTTTATTTTCTTTAACAACAATGTGACCTTTTGCTAGTGAAGCAAACATATCAATTGCTTTATTTTTAAATTCAGGAGTAAGGTCTAAAGACTCAATCAGTTCAATTAATTTCATTGTGGCATCGCCAACTGGCTTTCTTACCTTAGCTGCCTGTAATTGGGACTTAACCCAATCCATGTCTAAGTTTGACATTTGACCTCCTTTCTTAAAGTGTATTAGTTTTTAGTTGTTTAGTAAAGGTTTAAGCTAACTGTTTTAGTGTTTTAGTTAATTTTTCGTTTATATCATCTTGGCTAGGAAGTTGATCAAGATATGATTGTTTTTGACTAAACGCTAGTTCTGTCCGTTCCACCGTGTCCATAAGCTCTACGCTTGTTGCAAGATGTCTCCACTCTTCTCCCATATACCCCGTGATTTTCCAATCGTGAACTACAGGAACCCCCTGAGATAGAGATTGAGCAAGTGCAGGAGACCACCAAGATTCATTATTTCTATAGGTAGGTACAATCGTTCCGACTGCTCCACGGATATGAGTGAGAGTCTCTGATTCAACTTCCCAAACGTCTTGTTTGATTGGGACAACCTTTTTTGTCAGCATTTGAGCGTAGCTTTTTCCAGAAGAATTAAAAGAATCGCACACCCAATACTCGTCACTGAGGTAGTAGTTTTTTGTTTTTTCTGGCTGAAGAAGGATGTACGAATCCACACTTACGCCTACTAGGCTTTCTGCAGAAAGATTAGGAAGATATTTAGTTAGTAGGTCTGCAGTTGACCATGGGTAGGATGGGTAAAAAGTTGTGGGCCACGGTTCATTACTCAGATATTCAACAAAACTTTTAATCTCGGCTTTAAGCTCTGGATTGTCTACAACATCAGAATAACTTTTTCTTCTGTCATAAAAACTTTTAAAAGTTGACGCCTCGGTGGTCCAAGCATTTAGAGACGGAGGAATTTTAAAACTCTCTGGGGCATCAATTAAAAGAGATAGGTTTCCTATTTCTTTACACTTATTTGCTGTTATAAAAGCAGGATAAATTTTGTTAGCAGAGATGCTGGTTGTTGGGGCAATACCAACTATTACCAAATCAAACTTTTCTAGATAAGACTTTTCCCAGTTAATTTGAGGGGAGGCAAAAGTAACGTCAACGCCAGCATTTTTAAAATTTTGACCTAATAAGTTACTAAAAGTAGGAGTTCTCTCTGCATGCTTTTTAGACGCTTGCTGTGCAGTACATCCAGTAATTAAAACTTTCATAATGTCCTTTTTCATTTATGTGAAGAGCCACCCAACGCTAAACGTTGGGCGGCTCTAACACAGATGTCACCTTAAAACGGTGCTGCTGGTGCCGCCGCAGGTGCAGCAGCTGGTGCTGGTGCTGGTGCAGGGGCTGGTGCAGGGGCTGGTGCCGCTGCAGCTGGTGCTGGTGGTACTGCAGCTCCTGCAGTTGCTCCACCCGCCGCTGGGTAGTAGTTCTTAATTTCGTTCTTCTTGTTACCCTGATAAGTCTTCTGACCAACCTGAGCACGGAAGCGTCGACCCTGAAGTGCTGCTTCAATTTGTGCATTTGATGGTGCACGGTCGAAAAAGTCTTTTGTAAGACCTAGTGCGCCCATCTTACGGAAAAAGATTCCGAGAGCTGTTGGGTTTTCAGGCGAAATTGTTAGGTTGTCCCAAACAAGACGCTTTGCGAAAGCACCAGATTCAACCTGTGCCTTGAGTGAAAACATTGTCTTACCAGACTGCGTTACCTTTGCAACAGCTTCTACAACATTCAAGTCGTAGTCGCCATCTGGTAGTGGCTCATAAGATGCAGATTCACCTGCATTTTTAATGAGGTCTGCCCAATTGAGAGTACTCATGCGTTTGCTTCTTTCTTAGTAGTGGTGGTTTGTTGTGCTTGTGGTACTTGTTTTGGTCCGAAGATAGTGTCGAGCATGACATCAATAGATAGCTTGTCTTGTTCGACAATCGAGCCCAATCGGCCTTGAACTCGTTCTCCTGCTTCATACTCATTTGTGCGTTCGACGTACATACGACGAACCTTGTAAGGAGGTGAAAGCGGGTCAGGGTTGGGGAAAGACTCGATAGTCAAAGCACCAAGAATGTCGTAGAAATATGGCGCTTGAATAGCAAGCTGACCTTGTAGGTAAGGTCTGTGCTTTCCATCCTGAGTAACACGAGACATTGCTGTAAGAACAACAGCCTCGAGTGGGTTAGTTGGGTGCATCGTTAGGTCGCGGAGGTCGCGGAGAAGGCCACCCATGTGGCGAAGTAGTTCGCCCCACTGTTGCATCTTCATCTGCTCGTTTCCAGCGATGCTGTCCATGCACTTAACTTGTAACTCTGATATAGAGTCAATAATCAATGATTTAAATTGGTGCTTACCAAGTTGCAACCATTGATATGTTTTAATCACCGTGTCGTAATCACGTACTGTGACTACGCAGGTATCCCAAGTTCCATCTGCTACAGGTGGTTCCTCTCGCAGTGGGTCCCAGTACTTAACGACGATAGGCAAGAATCTATGACCGCCTTCAACGTCAAGCATGAGTCGTGGGTATGGTGCGGTTACGGCGAAAGTTGATTTACCAACTTTTGATTCTCCGTAAACCATTACGGTCAGGGACCGTTGGATTTCACTCATGCGTCACTCGTTTCCTTTAGTTTCTTCTTGACCATAGTAAGCATATGGATCTGCTACTACGAAGTTATCACTGATTGCTTGTTCTGCGGCACTGCCATCATCAACAAGTGTGCAAACAGTGAAGAATGGGCACTTCCATTTGCAGTCACGCGAAGGGCGTGGATACGCATGGAAAGCTGGGTTCTCACCTTCATCCAATGCTGTTCTAACACGCATCATGTCGGCAATAGTGCCGTGCAGACGGTCCCAGAAGGAGCGTAGGGTGAAGATGTTGTGCCGTACTTCGATTTGGTCGTAGAACGGCGGACGTGCCGCTGCAGAACGTCGTACCTTCTTCAACATTGTGAAGATGCCTCCGTCTGAGCGTTCTGACTCATCCTTCTTGGTGGATTCCAAGAGCATGTATGTCAAAATCTGTTCATTCATTGGTGCAAGGTTTGCAAATTCGCTCAATGAACCGCCAACTGTTTTAAAGTCACGGAACATACGAACACCATCACCCTTGCGACGCACACGCATATCAAGCTTTCCAGTGAGTTCAACTTCTCCATTGAAAAGCGGTGCGGTAATAACTTCTTCTGTAGAAATCATTTCAAGTTCGGCATCAATGCCATTTTCTTCTACCCATTGCAAGTAGCCTTCAAGCATGATGTGTCCAAGTTCTCCCTCTTTTTCCAACTCGGAGACGTCTTTGAACTCTGCAAGAAGTACTTGCTTTTCTGCGTTTAAAAGTTTTGAGTGTGATTCTAGAAGCGGTGTTCCGTTTGCGTAGTAGTCATCTAGCGCAGCGTGAATTCTTGTACCAAGTACGAGTGCACCAGTAGAGTCTCTATACTTTGGTTGCAATCTTCTATAGTAAGTAAGCCACCACTTGCGACGGCAATCTTTAAATGTTTGAATCTCGCTGTTGGAGATTCTGACTACTTCGCTCATAGTAACCCTGCCTTATCGTCTTTAAGTAGTTTTAGTAGTTGTGTTTGGTCTTGAACGATGTCTTCAAAGTTCTGAGCTTTTTTCTCGAGAACATCGATAACACGTTCTTCTATAGTTCCTTCAGTCACGTAATCAGTGATGATTACTGAGTCATGAATTTCGGAACCAATTCTGTGAACTCTATCAAGGGCTTGCTTGTGGTCAACTAGCGACCAAGGGCGTTGAAGCATAATCAAACGGCGAGCAGCAGTAAGAGTTACACCAACACCACCCGCCTGAGCAGTAAATAGAATCCATTTAGTTTTTCCAGATTGGAAATCATCGATGGCTTTCTGACGTTCATCTTCTGTTTGAGCACCTGTAATAAGCCCGTGAGGGATGCTCTTCTTTGTCATCTCGGCACTTACTAAATCAATTAATTGCCGAGACACAGCGCAAACTGCCACTGAATCATCACCAAAGTCTCCGCTTTCAATATCGTCCATGAGTGCATCAACTTTGCAAGAAGGTTCAGTCAGATATACAGCTATTTCTCCTGTTTGCTCATTTGTCTCAAGAACAGCAGAAGAACTTGCAAACTGCAGAAGTCTTAAAGTCTGCGTCAAAATACTTGGAGCAGTGAGAGCAGAACCGTTTTCTAACTCTGCAATCATGGTGTCACGCATTTGCTCATAAGCCTTCTTCTGCTTAGGAGACATTTCAATGTCACGACGTTCGTTGATTACCTCTGGCAACCAAGGGAGCACAACAGACTTCAACATTCGTCGCATAACAGGTTGAACAGCTTTGTCGAATTCTGCTTGCATGTGAGGCTTTACTCCGATAACAAGCATTCCACCAAATGCATTTAACATGGTGTCTACCATTCGCTCAATCCAACGAGTTTTGCTAGGCCAGTCTTTTGGTGACAACCAGTGAAGGATTGCCCATAGGTCGACTACATCTTTTGCAATCGGTGTACCAGTTAAAGCAAACTTAATTTGAGCATCGCCAGTTGCAGCCCATAGAGCTCGAGTCTGCTTTGACTTTGGCTCCTTAGAGCGGTGAATCTCATCTGCAATTACAGCTTTAAAATCAATAGCGTTCAACTCACGCTGATGCACTTCGCAGCGGTTAGCACTAACAGACTCGTCGTGACCTCCACAATCGGAGCAGCGAGTCAAAGCCACAGAGCCATAAGGAGCAAGTCTTGAGTGGCCTCTTAAAGCCTCCCAATTGAGAACATAAACATCGGCTTGAGCATCGAATTGTTTTTTGCGTTGTACTGCTGTTCCTTTGACAACTTGAGTGGTGACTTCAGGCCACCATTTTTCAAACTCTCTCGCCCAGTTCTTTTTTAGGGTGTTAGGGCAAACGATTAGTGCTGGAAAGACCTGCTCACCGTCGTTTTGTAGTTTTTTCAAGGCTCTGATTGCCTGAGCCGTTTTACCTAAACCTGGCTCGTCAGCGAGCAGGGCACGCTTAGCGGTGCTGAGGAACTGTACGCCCGCTCTTTGGTGTGGGAATAGGTCTTCATCCCCTTCCGCCTCTAAAACCTCTCTAAGGGCCATAGAAGGCGAAATACGGGTATTTAATTCATTGGTTGCCCAATCATTAAGGGCTGGACCTATTTGAAGGTCATGGAGGAAGGTGGAGCGCAAAGCAAGGCAACTGGACCAGCTTAAAGGCAGTCTCCATAGCTGGTCTTCTGTAGACCATTTAGAGCCTGGAATAGACTTACAAAGGTCTTTAAATCGCCACTCAGCTTGAATGACTATGTTGGATTTTTCAGCGTCTAAATCCACAAATACTGGCATTTTTACTTCCTGTCACTATGTCAAACATACTATCACGAAAAATTAAAAAACTTTAAAATTCTTGATAGTTATTTTTCTTTGTCTAAGAGTACACGAGGTACCCATCCTTGCTTGGCTAGAGCTAGTAGGGCGTGTCGTATTGCATCATTAGCATGACCTTCCCCACCCACGTGCCAAGTTCCAACCTTTTTTAGAGCATCATTTGGGAACATGTTCTTTGCGTCTACTGGGTTTTGCATCCATATGTTTTCTGGCGAATAACCATCTTCCCTACATAGATGTTTCAAGACTCCTATTTGCTCTAGAGAGTATGGAGCCTGAGAATTTCGAACAGTGGCTGCATTTATAATAAAACGCTCACACACAACTTTGAATGAGGGCGAGTTTTTATATTGGGCCATCACTGCTCTTACGTCAGAAGCAAAGTCTTCAGGCTGAGATTCCATTGAATAAACTTTAACTGGAAAGTCATCAGCCCCTCCGCTCCATGTAATAAGAGCTATACCCGTGGCTTTACCTGGGTCTACTGCCAAAATTGCATAGTTAGAGTTCATTCGTACTTTTGCCCCCAGTTCTCGAGTGGTCCTTCAACATCAGCCGTTAATGGAACAGCCCAACCTTCTCTGGTAGTCATACATTCACGAACAACTTTTTTAATTTCTTCAGCCTCTTCACGAGGGGCTTGAAGAACAATTTCGTCATGTACTGGAACAATTAAGTAGTCAGTCAAATCTGCTTGGTCTAGCTTTAAAAGATTTGACTTAAACACTTCAGCAGCACCACCTTGAATCAAATAATTGACTAGCGTGTATGTACGCTCTTCGTCACAAGGGATTCGACGTCCAGTCCAAGTGTGAACATATCCTTGCCCTTCAGTGCGAAGTCTTTCTTGACCAATGCTGTCGATATGTTTTTGAAAAGCAGCCATACCTGGATAGTTAACGTCGAATGAATCAGACACAGCTCGCATTTGAGGTTCTGGAACACCAGCAGTTAAAGCTTGCTTAGCAACACCTGCACCATAGAGTCGTCCGTAGACAACACCCTTAATGAGGTTACGACGCTTGTCAGACTTTTGCATAGTTGGGTCTTGATAAACCTGACGACCAATCTCAGTAAATGGATCAGAACCAGTTGCATCTGCCATGTTAAATAGATTGATTAGGTTTTCATCCCCTGACAAAGACGAGAACATACGGAACTCGACCTGATCCAAGTCAGATGTAATAATCACATGGTCAGGGTCTTTAGGGATGAAGGCTCGACGCACAGTTGCATCACCTTTAGGCAGAGTCTGCAATGCTGGGTCTGTAATTGACATACGAGAAGTTCTAGCAGCTACTGTTTTGATAGATGGGTGAAGAACTCCATCTATGTTCATATTGATAAAGTTTAAAAAGTAAGTGCTTGCTAGTTTTTCTGCTTTTCTAACTTGAAGAACTATGTCTGCTAACTCTTTAACTTCTTGGTTGCCTTCAATAGCAAGTTTTTCTAGTTGGTCTCTTGCAGCAGACTTTTGACCAGAAGCGGTGAACTCTGTAATTTCTCCACCAAGTTCTTCCAACATTCTGACAAGCTGTTGATTACTTGTTATCGAGCCACCATAACGATTGAATGCCCAAAGTTTTGTCTTCTCTGTGTAGTCAAGAAGTTCTTCATACTTTTTCTTTGAGTAATCGACATCAACGCGAGCGCCGTTAATTTCCATACGAGTAACGACTTTTCGTGCGCCCATCTCTAATTCGTAAGCTCGATTGTATGGACCATTAGGGCCACACTTTTCCCAGTACATCTCCCACAAACGCATTGTTAGTACTGTATCGAGAGCACCGTAAGACCAGAATGGTTCAAAAGAAATTGGAACAGTTCCCCAAGTCCAACCATTAGCAGAAAGTTCTTCATCAAGTTTTGATTGAAGATGCGCAGCGTATGGGTCTATATGTTGAGCAGAAAGTTCTTTTAGACCACCGACACCAAGAGGGTCAACAATGTGAGCCATAATCATTGTGTCATGTGCACGGTCCCATGGAATACGCCAGCGAGATTTAATTTCAAACCAGCGAGCTTCAAACGCAACGTTGTGACAAACAATAGGACCGTCAAAACGATTCATTGCTTCATAGAAAACGCCATTCCACTCTTCCCATGGAATAGACCAGCCAGTCATTCCGTCACCAACTTGGACAAGACGTAAATCACCATGCCAAGGAGACAATGCATCTTTACGTTGACCACCTGGACGTTCTCCAGTTTCAGTGTCAATCGCTATAGCATTGTATGGACGTCGTTCACCCAACCAATGAAGAAAAGCTTGCGCTTTTTCTACAGAGTCAACTAGATGTAGCTGAACTCCTGTTAAATCTCGTCTCTCAGTCACTTACAATCTTTCTTCTAAGGAATCATCTCTATTCTATAGATTGATTCTATCTTTTCATCATACTTTGCTGCTTGTTCCAAAAGCCGCTGGGCTACGTGAGTTAGATATCTTGCCCCACCAGCATCATATTTGTAAAGAGCATCTAGCACAGGTTCTGGGTCTTCAGAAACTTGAGCCCATGTTCGGTCTTTTTCAGGGAAAATGATAGGAAGGTTTTTACTTGGATAGCACTCCTCGCATGGCAAGGAGTCTGGTTTTAGCTCATCTGAAGGAGCTTCAACTAGCCCGTATCTCTTTACAAGAGGACAAGCTGCTCCATGAAAAACTAAAGAAACTCCAACTCTCGAAAGAATGTAAGAACCATTTTCAGTCTTGTAAAGCTTAAACTCAATCCATCGCGTGGAGCCGCGACGCCATGAAGATGAATCGCCTAGAAGACGACCACTAAATTGGAGGGTACGAGAACCGTCCTTTACTTCATACATTATGGCTGTGTCCCCCCTCCAGAGTTTTGTTGCTCTTGTAGAGATGTCAACAGATCAGATGTTTCTTGAGCTTGTTCTGTATGTAAATCTTCATCATGTGTATGCTCAATAGTAAGCTCTTCTATTGGTACTACAATATCCGTAGCTCCTGCAGGGTTGTCTTTAAAATAGATATAAGACCACCACAAAATGCATTCTTCTTTGGCCCATTCAATTTCTGCCCATCCGCGCATAGGCCAAGGCTCAAAACCAGGATTTTCATTTAATTGAATAAGCTCTATATTTTTTGAAACATCAGTTATATACTGAACAACATTATCCATGTGGTTGTATATTAATTCTGCAGAAAGTTCATCTCTTTCTTGAGTGTTATTTATGTTGATAGCTGTATGAACTTCTTCAGAAGAAGATGCAGTAAATTTTTTACAGATATACGGACGGTCTTCACCGTTATATTGTGCAAGATATTCTATCATATTACTTCCTTCAGTCTCTGAATCTCTTCCTTGAGAGAGTCTATCTCAGATTGTTGAGTTTTTAGTAGTTCAATAACGAGTGTTGAAAGAAGTCCGTAGTCAATACCGTCTGGCTCGCCATTCTTATCGTATGAAAGGATTTGTTCAACACCTAAATCCTGAACTTCTTCAGCAATATAACCATACATCCATTCACGATTATATCTATTTTGTACCCCTCTAACAGAATTCTTGTATTTATATTTTTTAATTTTAAGATTTAAAATATTTTTTGGTTCTTGAACTACAAAATCTGATATATCTTGCTTTACTTTTAATGTAGATGGGACTACTCCTCCAATACTGACACCACCTTGAGGGGTAACACCATGAATGTGCGAACCATTTGAACCAACGTGACCGTGTGCACCACCAGTAATTGCCATGCTATTCATAAATAAAGTTGCGGTGTGCGTGTGAGCTGGTACAGACCCGCCAGTGTGTTGGTGGTTTCCAACAGCAACTTGATTGGAACCAGTGCCAACTGGAAGACGGGCAAAAGCAAGAGTACCACTATCAATTTTTGACGCACTAACTTGCGGAATGCGAGCATCAGCAAAAATACCTGAAGTAATTTTTCCAGCATCTAGGTTGGGAATTCTTGTAACATTTAATGTTCCTGAAGTAATTTTTCCAGCGTCTAAACCTGGAATTCGTCCAGCAGCAAATTCTCCTGAGGTAATAATAGATGCACCAAGTGATGGAATATTACCTGTTGATAAAACTCCAGATACTTGAGATGCTGCAACATTTCCTGTGATTTTATCTCCAGCAATAGTTGCATTAGTTAGAGCTCCTCTAATTTTTGAGGCAGAAATTCCACTGGTACCGTCAATTAGACCATCAGTTATAGAACCGCTAATAACATTTTCTGTGCCAACTGCATTGGCGGCTAACTCGCTGTTTCCTACAGCATCTAAAGCAATCTCTGAAGAACCAACAGCATCAACATTAATTTCGGATGTTCCTACAGCGTCTGCTGTAATTTCTGCAGAACCTACGGCGTCTGAAGAGATTTCGCTGTTTCCTACAGAATCTGTTTGAAGATTCTCTGCTCCAGCTGCATCTACACCTAACTCAGAAAAACCTACAGAATCTTGAGCTATTTCTGAAGAAGTCACTGCATCCGAGGCAATTTCATCGTTTCCTACTGCATCTGTGAGAATGTTTTCTCGATAGACGGCATCTACAGAAAGCTCATTGGTTGTAACAGCATTTTCCACAATTTCTGCAGAACCAACTGCGTCTGTTTGTATTTCTGCAGCACTTACTGAATCTATAGCAAGCTGAGCCTCACTAATTGCAGAATCAGCAACCAACTCTCTAGTGATTGCCTGTGCTAGAATTTTATCTGTGCTGATAATTCTAGGGGCAAGATTGTTTTCATCGACAGCAAAGTTACCTAATCTAGAAGGAGATGGCCTAGCCTCTAGATATTTAATTCTGCGTTGAACATCGGAAATAGAACCTGTAATTGTTCTATTTCTACTTCTTCTTCTACTCGCCAATTGTCTTTATCTTCCTCTTTTTGTCGACTTTCCAATCAGGAATAAGAACTAAATCTACCGTCTCTGGGAATGTAGGAGTATCTGGGACAGACACTTTATAAGACTCAATTTTTCTAATTAAAATGTCATCTCTGGGTTCTTGGTCGTTGCCAAGTCTTTGACGTACGAATTCATCATCAATAATTATTGAACACCAATCACCTGGATTGTAAGAGCCAATTAATGGCGATAGAGAACCATTGACCTGAATGTTGTAAGTGCCTATTGGAGGTAAGGCTTCATAGAGATAATCCTGAGCATATTCATAGAGTGAGTCTTCATCTTCAATTTCATCTACCTGTTCTACCTGATCTAGAAGAGGCCAGCTCCTACCTTCTGTATTAGAAAGATACCCGCGGACAGCAGCACCTGCGTAAGGCTGGCTAGCATCGTCATTCATATCTTCTATACGACCGACTGCAAAGAAACGTGTAGCCGAGTCCTCTGCAGATTCTTCTACAGTAAATGTAAGAACGTTTCCTGGGTATTCAAACACTATTTGATCAGCACCTACCTCTTCTGCAGTGTAGTAATCTCCATTTGCTGGTTCAAACTCTAAGTCAGCAGAAAACACTTCAAACTTTCTTGTAAAGCTTGCAGTATCGTAGTCATAGTCGCAATCAATTCGATACTCAAATGGACCATTTATAGAGTTGGAGTATTCTTCTAAAATTTCTCCAACTGTTTTATTTTGATACCCTCGAAAAGTAAGAGTGTCTCTATAATAACCACTTTTGATAGAGCTATCAAGAGCTATACCAATATCTGAGTTTGAAAGATAGCTTCCATAATCTCCGTAACTTACTTTGCTACCTAGTGTTACAGTTCCACCAGCCACTGCTTTAAAATCAGCAAGCACCGAGCCAGTAACGTATCTAATTTTATTTGCTGCTGGAACAGCACTAATTATTTGCCGTCCATCATATGTTGTGTCAAGTACACCAGTAAAAAATGAATCTACACCTTTAACAACAGCAGAAGACCCAACCAATGAGTTATGAGTTCTATCAAGAGTTAGCTCTGCAGTTCCTCCACCATTAGGCCCAAAGATGTTGCCCATGGATCTTGAAATTACGTTGTATGTTTGAAGACCACTTACAGGGCTTGGGGGCACATCTGGACCGTTCAAGTCGTATCTAAAAGTTGTTGATGTAGGAACTTCAGTTACAAAATGAGTACCATCCAAGTCTGAGCCAACTTCATAAACAGATACTTCTTGACCAACAATAATATCGTGTTCTTTTTCTGTAGTAATTGTTACTACGTTAGCTGAACGCTCTTTTTTAACGATTGGAACGTCAAAATCTTTAGCTGGTCTAATTGCCTCATTTGCAAAATTAACCCCACCCAAATCTGTATTAATTCTGTAAACTAAATCTCTAGCTACATCAAAAGTATCTGCAAGTAATCTACATGCACCAGAATCGCTTGTACCAGAGGTGTTTGCAGAAGTGCTTAAATACTGAAATTGATTTGCAGCAGTTATGTTTGTAATTTGATGAGTACCATTTACAGCAGGGTTTACTGTAGTAATTTTTATAAACTGGTCTTCAGAAAAACCGTGGGGTTCTTTAGTAGTTATTGTTGCAACTCCGCCAGAGACAGAATATGCAGCAATTCCAATGTACTCGGAGCCATAAACAATAGTTTGCCAAATATTTCTATGATAGAGATAGCTGACGAACTCAGCGCCGTCGACTGAAAGCTCCTGACTTCTTACGTCATATCGACGTGACCAAATAATCCCGCCCCATACGCAAACCCCGTTACGCATAATGTAAATACCTGTTCTACCTGGCATAGTTGCTTCATAAAGGTCAAGGGCTTTTGTGGTTTCAATAAATGGAATAGTTCCAGAAAAAGCACCAGCTTTTCTATTAACTCTTTCATAGGAAACATTTTTAAAAGGAACTTCAGAAATAACAGTATTTGTCAGCAAATCTGTTAGATAGTATCGGTATTCGACATTAGTCTGTAGTGTCATTTATAGGAGTCCTTTTATCCCAGCCAGCCAGATCTATAGTAGACGCGAAGGCTAGCATCTCCATTCACATCACCCGAGTCGGTAAACTCTATTTCATTATTTCCTGGTGCAAGCTCAATGAAATCAGCTAAAACATCAATTCTTCCTCTAGCACCGTCAACTTGACCGTTAAAGGCAACTTCTCTGTTTTTTGTATCAATTTCTAATACGTCGGCACTAAGAGTAGCTGTTGCATTGGCAATACCTGGAGTAAAGATAACGTCATTCTTTTTAATAGCTTTTCCACTTGCCAGAGTTTTTGCAATAGTGTCAGAAACGCTTGCTGTTCCATTTGCCCCAGAAAATGGGAGGCTTCCAGAAACTGTTGCAATACCACTTGGCGTGACAGGAACAGCTGTAGCAATTCCAAGAAGCTCTATAAACACAGTTGTAACTTCGGTATTTGGGACATCTGTTCCAGAGATAACTAGAGTAAAGGAATTTGCAGTCAGAACAGAAGCAACTGACCTAACGCCAGCACCAAAAGGTGTTGTCCCAGAGAAAGTAAGTTCAGCTCCAGTGTATAGGCCATGAGCGTTTACTGTAGTCACTGTGACAATGTTTCCAGTTCGTGAGTAGGACTTCACCTTTCGTGAAGAAGGCTCGACGAAGCCAGCTGTTACAGAGGTAGGGATTAGATTTGCAACACTCTTTGAGTAAGCAAATGTTGTTGTACTAGGAACTGCTGTAATTGTAAATGTTCCGTCATAGCTTGGGTCCACCCCAGAAACTACAACTTTTTCACCGACAACATAGTTGTGAGGTGTGCCAGTAGTTAGAATGACAGTGTTTGACGATGCTGACCTAATAGAAATAGCTCTTTCATTTGAAGAAGATTTCTTAAATTTAAAGCTAGTAGGTGTTGGAATTTCTGTAATTGTGTATGTGCCATTGAAGTAAGCATCAACGTTTGTAATAGAAACTAGTTCCCCAACAATAAATCCGTGAGCAGCGCTAGTTTCTAGGGTTGCTATGTTGAGAAGCAGCTGTTTACTTACAATTTCTTTAGCATTGGTACGAGTTGCAGCATAGCTAAATGTATTAGAAGTTGTTGCAGTAATTGTGTACGAACCGTCAAAAGGAATACCTGTGTTTGTAACAGTTACAGTGTCTCCAATAATAAATTGGTGCTCGTCTGCTGTAGTTAAAGTTGCAATATTAGAGACAACTACTTTTCCTGTTACTGATTTTGGGGGAACGCGAGTTCTTGCGTAAGTAAAAGTGTTGTCATTTGGAACACCAGTAATTTTATATGTTCCATCAAAAAGACTATCTACCCCAGCAATAGTTATAGAGTCATTAACTCCAAAACCATGTGCGTTCGCTGTTTCTAATCTAGCAACACTGTTCTGTAAAGCCTTCGTGACGACATCTGTGATAACTGCAGACTCTGTTTCAAAAGTGAAAGTGGTGTCTGTTGGAGTAGAAGTAATTAATTGCTGACCATCAAATGGGAATCCCACGTTTGAAATGTAAATCTCATCTCCAGCTTTAAAGTCATGCTTTGCTGTGGTTGTAAGAGTTGCCACATCAACAAGTCTTGTTGTATCAAAAACAAGCTGCTTGTTTACAATAGCTCGAACAATACTTCCCTTCAACGACTGAGTAACTAAGATGAGCTTGTCTGTAGTTCTGTTGTAGATAGAAGCAGGAGATATCAAGGGTCCTGTAATTTCTAATATACATGGGACTGGATAGTTTCCAATGTTTTGAACAGAACCAATTCCGCTATATCCCATTTCATTATTCTTTACAGGAATTTCACCAACGTTATATCCGTCAGGGCTTGCATCGTTCCAAGAGTACTTAATTGGGTCAGCAGCACGAAGACCAATTTCAAACTCTGTTCTTCCACGAGAGTTACGTGTCTCAATACGAACGTCACCGCTTAGACGAACCCAAGAAGCACGGATAGGGTCATTACCAGTCTTTAACCATGTTCCTTTATAAACTAAATCGCAAGCGGCAACTAACCTATCTCGAGCTGGTTCAACCTGAGAAGGATTCTGAGTCAGATATACACCTTTTAAAACTAGTTCTCGAGCGTTATAACGTCCTTGAACATCATAAGAACCGTCACCAAAACCTCGAGCAATATTAGGCATTTCTGCAGAAGGCATTGACCACCAGCCTTCAATATCAGTGACTACCCAAACAACGCCATCATCATCAATTGAGTTAAAAATAAAGTCACCAAGAATAATGTTGGCTTGAAGCTTTAATTTTTCAATGTAGTCAGGTTGTAATGGAGTAAGTCCACGATCTACATAAAAATTTTCTTGCCCTTGTGTGTAAGCAGACATTTTATGCAGCTCCCCTTCTCATTTGATAAGCAAGCTGACGTGAGACAAGATTTGCAAGTTCACGTTCATCCATACCAGCGGATGGGTAAACATTTACAGTTACTCCCTTACCAACCCCTCCACTTAAGAAGGAAATCATTGCCTTATCACGTTTTGACAATCCATCTGGGTCAAGAGGTTCAACACGCTCTGGGCGACCTGCTTCAGCAAGCTGTGCAAGAACACCGCCTTGTGTCGCAGGAATAATTCCACCTTGAGCAAGTTGAGGAATTCTGATGTCTACCTTAGGAACTTGGAAACTTCCAACTTTAAATCCACCAAGGGTGAAACCCTTTCCAGCAATGTTGCTGTTCCACCAAGACTTTGCTGAAGTCCATGCAGCTTCTAGTCCACTCTTTAAGAATCCAAAAATGTTTCCTGCACTATCAGTAAATTTCTTTGGAAGACCTCTTAAGAATGCTGGTATGTCTTTTGTAAAGAAATCAGTTACAGCAGTCCATGCTGTTTTCACTCCACCACTCATGAAGTCCCAAAGCTTGCCAGCTCCGTCGATGAATCTCTTAGGAATTCCAGTAATAAATGGGAGTATAGTTTTTGCAAAGAAATCACTAATTCCAGTAAATGCCTTACCAAGAAGATCAATAATCCATCCCCAGAATCCAGCTACAAGAGTTATATATCTCTTAGGAATTCCTAATAAGAATGGAACAAGAGTGTTTGCAAACCAGTTACCAATATTGGTAAAGAGTGTTCCAAGAAGGTCAAAAATCCAACCCCAGAATCCAGCTACAAGTTTGATGTATCGTCCTGGCAGGGAAACTAGGAATGGAACTAAAGTATCCATAAACCAACTGCCAATTTTTGTAAATAAATTACCTAATAAATCAAAAATCCAAAGCCAAAAACCAGCTACAAGTTTGATGTATCGTCCTGGAAGACTGATTAAGAATGGAACCAAAGTCTCTGTAAACCATGCAGAAATTTTTGTAAATAATTCACTAAACCACGTTCCTAATTTTGAGCCAAACTCTTGGAAGAATCTAAGAACCTTTGGACCAAAGTCTTTAAAGAATGCAACAATCTTGTCCCAGTTTGAGATAATAAGAGGAACAATAAGTAAAAGTAGTCCAATAGGACCTCCAAGTAAGCGTAGAGCGCCTCCAGCCAAACGAGCAGCACCTGCTACACCTCGAAGAGCTCCTGCCTTAATTCGAGCAGCAACTGTTGATTTTTGCATGCCAGTTCTAGCACCAGCAGAAGCTGTTCCAACAGTAGTTAAGCTAGTTGCTGCTTGCTTTCCAGAGATATAAATTCCCTGCATAGCAGCTTTCTTTTGCTTATCAATAACCATCTGCTTTTGAAGCTCGGTACGTGTTAGTCCAGAGCCTTGTCTAAGTTTTCCAAATGGGTCTTTGATAAAGTTCTTTAGATTAGTAAAGGATTTTTGAACATTAAGAATTGCTCCAATAAATCCTTTAAATACAAACCTTGCTGCCCCACCTACTAAAGCAAAAGCTCGATAAACAGCAAAAATACCACCAACAAAAGCAAGAACCTTCTGAGCAATATCACTGCCAAATATTTTTGTAATAACTTCAAAGATTGAACTTAAAGTTTTAAAGAATGTTGTAATAGCTCCACTTTCAGTGAATACTTTTACTAACTTAGCAAAGTTAACTACAACATCTCCAAGTGCTGGTAAAGCTCCACTTAGCTCTTCTCCAACTGAACCAAAAATATCTACAGCTTCGTTTAGTTTGTCAACAAAAACACCAAACTGTGGAGTAGCACCAATTTTTGCTGCTTCTCCAATAATGTTTCCAATAAGGTCAAGAAGCTTTGTAAAGTTAGTTGTTAGACCATTTAAGAAAGTAGTTAGCTTCTCATTATCAGCACCACCCTGAGTGAAGTCCTTCCACTTTTGGAATGTGGTATCTAGATACTTGACAAAGATATCTGCAGCACCGCCAGGAGCAATAACGTTGTCAATGATGTCGCCTAAAGAGCCAAAGCCCTTCTTAAAAGCTGCCCCAAGACCACTCGAGATGCGATTAATGTTCTCAAAGAATTCAGTAAGCTCACCTGTGGCTTGCTTGGCCTTCATGGTCTTGTCGAAAGTTTCTCCAAGACGTTGAATCCATAAACCAAACTTATCAATAAGTGGCTCAGCAGCAGCTACTAGTGCAAGAAGACCTCCATAGAATCCGTTTGCACCCTTACCAACTCTTCTTAGAAGAGTGTCGTTATTCTTCCAAACAGTTTCAAGATTCTTAAGATTTGTGCCCTCAGTAATTGTGTTTGAAAAGTCAATAGCAATATCGCCAAGCACTCCTCCAGTTCCCTGAAGTAGAGGAATTAGTTTTGGAAATAGGTTATCTACAAGATTTTGTATCGCTGTCTCAAGTTTTGGAAATAGTTCTTTTCCAGCGGCGGCTCTTAGCTTTTTAAACTCGCCTTGAATACTTAATAAGTACTTAACAAACCTCTGAGCTTCTGGTGACAAATCAGAGAGAGCGTCATTAAAAGCGTCAACTCCAGGACCCTTTTCAGCATCTGCTAAATCCTTACGAGCGTCAGAAACATCCCGCACAGCAGATGCAATTTGACGATTAATGTCACGTATGGCTTTGCTCTTGGCTGGATCATTGGTTGCTTCATTTTTTGCATTTTCTGCAGCTTTTTCTGCATCTGCTACAGCTTTTATAGATTTTGCATAATCAATAGCAGAATCTGCTGCTGCTTCTCTAGCATTTCTTTGAGCAATAACAGCATCTTTTACTTCTTGTGAACCTTCAACGCCCGCTGCAGTAGCAGCCTTTTCTTCCTTCTTTAGGTCCTTGTTTCTATCGATAGCCTTACGAAGGTTGAGGTCTGCCTCAGCAAAAGCAAGCTCTGCTTCTTGACGAGCACGAGAGTTTGGTGGAAGGTCTTGAACACGCTGCAATGCATCACGAGCTTTAATAAACTCAAGGCGTGCCTTCTTTTCAGAAATTGCAGCACCCTCAGTTTCAAAGCGAAGTTGCTGCAGTTTCTCTTTTGCATCTTCTCTAGCTTTGTTGAGCTGCTCTGTTGCTTTATTACTTGCTTCAAGTGAATCTCTATAGGCTCTTTCAGAACGCGAAGCAGAAATCTTTGCGTTAGCAAGGTCTTCCTCTGCCTCAACTTGCCGCTGTGTTAGTCGAGCAAGGAGTTCTGGTTTTGCCTCATCTTGAAGACGCTTTAACTTTAATTGAGCATCAGCTAAACGACGTTTTGCTGCTGCAATTGCTTTATCATTAGAAGCAGAAGCTTTTTGAGTCTTTAAACCAGCAGACAATGCTTTAGAGACACCAGCAAAAGCTAATTTAGCTGTTAGAGCTGCTTGACCTAAGGCTCCTAAAGTAGAAGCAACTGCTACTAAACCACCTGCTGCAACTGCAGAAGCAGTCGCTCCAAGAGTTAGAAGTCCTCCACCAAGGGCACCAACAGCACCAACAAGTCCAGTAATAGCTGGACCTAAGAAATAACCTGTAGTGATAAGTCTTTGTAGACCTAAACGAGCATCTTCTGCTTCTCGTCTAAATTTTGCACTAAAAAGACCGCCTCTATCTCGGTCACCGCTGGCTAATCCTCTTGAAAAAGAGTCAGAAATATTACGACCAGCGTCCTCACCAATTCCATCAAGACCCTCAAAAGCTCTTTGGATATCAGGACGAACGCGGTTGGTAATAGCACGGACAATGACGTGTGCTTCACCTACTACTGCCATGTGCTATCACCTCCTATTTCGATTAGCCGAGCGGTGCGTCAAGAGTTCTGCCAAAAGGGCTTGGTGCATCAGCATCAAACTCTGTTGGCGGTACATATGGTTTTGTTACGTTATTTGATGGATCAAATGGAACTAGATCATCAAAAGAAGACGAGCTAGATGCAGTTTCTGATTTCATTCCTGTATCAACTCTGTACTTGTAAGTCGTGCCATACAACGTTCTGTAGATCACTGAACGAGACTCTGACTTTGCTGCTACCTGTTCTTGAGAGACGATATTTAAATCATCTTCAAAATAGTAGTGAAGGACGTCGACCATATCAGCCGCATCCATTTCAACTAGTTTCAGCCCGCTCACAAGTGCCTTCCCATTAACGTAGGGCCAGAGATCTACTGCCCACTCGATGAAGGCTCTGGCTGCTGCGTAGGGCGGCTTGAATACTCCTCTACAAGCCACGCAGTGATTTCACCAAGAGTATCGACTGTAACGATTTTGTCTGGGTCATTAAGAAGTGCGTTGAACTTGTCCAAGCTCTCTGGAAGAAGGGTCTTCTCAAAGAAGTCGTTGATGGTACGTGCTACCGCTGCACCATCAGATTCGTCTGCACCTGCCACGATGTTGAGAAGTACCTTGCCTTGAATTGCTGGACGGCATTGGAACTCTTCACCGTGAATCTTGAACGAAAGTGGAGACTGGTCTACGACCGTTCCACCGAAGTCCTTGAATCGGTTTGTCATCTTGTTTCCTTTGTTTGTGTCGTTGTCTACTACGTGTGTAGCAGACGTTCTATTTTACCCTGCCAACCTAAGGTTATCGGTGAGATAACGGTTAGGTTTTGTACCTGGATGTTTTACAACATGGGCAAAAATAATCTGTCCCTTTGTTTGGAACTTCAACGTATGCTTACGATTTGGCTTAATGATGTGCGGAATAGAACCGTCATGGTGTAGGCGTGCGTAATTCAGATTTGAACCAACTCGGACATACTGACCTCTAGTGTCACTAAAATGACGCATATGCAAAGAAGCACGAAGTGCTCCAGTTCTTACTCCTACCTGAGCCTTAGCACCTGTTAAAACTCTTATACCGCGCTGTCTGAGGTCTTTACCTACAGGACCATTCGGGCTCCTTAGCAAGTACTCCATACCTGCTCTATTTTCAATAAAAATTACAGGCATTTTATGGAACCGCCATTGTGATTGTCATACGAGTTGTTTGAAATCCGCCCTCAGGAGGAGCAGAGTCAACAGTTGCAATTACTCCAAGACCGTAAGGTCCATTGGTTGCCCATGAGTCAAATTGATTAATGCTTTCCATCAAAATCCAAGCATCATAAGCTGCAACCACAGCGGCAGCCTGAATATCATCTGCTAGTGGTGGTTGTCCATTATTCTGCAGAATTGGAACAGAGCGAGATACAGAAATATTAAGAGTGACACTTCGTGGGTCATTACAACGGCGAGGCTCAGTTGCTTCATCGCCTGGAGTTCCTACATACATTTGAATCATAGAAACAACGAGCTGTTCGCAATCTACAGCTGGTGTTGCAATATTCCAGTAGCGTCGTGCTGGCAAAGGCATACTGTATGAGTTATAAACAGTGATAACTCTGTCTAAGACATCTTGCATTAAGTTCGCAAGATTTTTTGCGTCATCTGACACATTTATTACACTTGGAAGTGTCATCGTCTATCTCCGTCTCTAAGGTAGAACTATTGGGTTTACAGGGTTCCCTAGTTGATAAATAACGTTGCTAGTTAGCAAGTTAATCACTTCATCTACTTCAGGATTGCCCAAACTTGGACGTGTTGCGTACAAATCTAGAATTCCTGGGTCACGAGTGCCCAAAATAGGCAAAAGCTGTGAATAGGTAAGGCTAAGACGAATTGTTCCTTCTATTCTATCCAAAACAGCAGCAGACTCAAAAGTTGTGCTTGTTGTGTTGGTGTAGTTGGATACAGTTGTAGATATCGCCCACTCTTGATCTTCTGTTAAGAAGTCTGCGTTTAGCTCGTCTAAATAATAGACAACTGTTCCGCCTTCTTGGTTGAAATACAAGTCATACGCAGAAAGCTCAAATGCTGGTGCCTGACCAATAATGCGGCGAGCGCGAGGTGTATCTGGTGAGAATACACGAGAACGAGCACGAGCCTTATCTGGGTTTACTGTTTTTAAAAACAAGTCAATTGCATAAACACCAGTGCGCAAATCATCAATAAAATCTTGAGAATCTAAAACTGTGTAAGTAACGCCTTGGCGAGATACAGAAGTAACTCTTTGAGGAAGGGCACAGGTGTCGTCGCCTTCATAAAGCTTTACAAGTTCAATAGCCAACATTCTGGCTGCAGCTTTGCCAGCTACTGGAGGAGGAGTTCCGTAGGTGTATGTGACCTCAACGTTGGAAGGTGTCCAAGTAGCATTTGGAGTTCCGTAAATGGTCGAGTGGTCAGCTAAATAATAAGTGTTAGGGTCGACAATATCGCCATCGCCAGTGCGAAGAGCGTGTACGCGAACTACTTTACGACCACGAAGTCTTACACGACTGTAAGAAGAAGTTCCATCACCTTGATAATCGTGATGTGAATCAAAACCAAAACCACCTTGTGGAAGGTTTTCTACCTGACCATTAATAAGGGTAGGAGAATAAGAAAGGCGAGAAGCACCAGCACGAAGATACGGGTCATAAACTGAAACATAACGCTCCGTTACTGTTGTGCTTCCAGAAAATTTACGGCCTGACATGGCCCAAAGCATGTAAGAAGCGGTTTTAACGGCATCGTAGGCATAGTCAGAGTCGGCATAGATACCTAACTCATCTGTTTCAACCCAAAGATTGCTCATTTCGTCCCTTTCTTCTCCAGATGTGAATAGGGGCGGACAGGGAACCGAGTGTTAGACACAAACGGCATCTGCCCGCCCCTTTATCCTACTATTATTAGGCGGATGGATCCTCAGTCGACGCAATAATGAAGTCGATTGGTAGATCTGGGTTGTATGCATCAGAACCTGGAACGTTGTATCCAGTCTCTGAACCTTGAGCGTCAAAGTCAGACACTGCTAGGTAACCACGGTTACGAACTGCAGAACCTGCTGGGCTAACTGCTGTAGATGAAACATCTGTAGCTGTCTTAGCGAAGCGGAATGAAGTTGTTGTTGGTGTTGCAGTGATTGTGTGAGTTCCATTGAATGTGGAATCTACATCTGCCACAGTAACAGTTTGTCCAACTTCAAAGCCGTGTGCTGAACCTGTTGTAAGGGTTGCAACGTTTGAAGTTAGAGACTTGTTGGTTACTGTCTTTGATGACAAGTCGAACCAGCGGTAGAAGCCCTTTAGTCCTTCTGGTGCCCATGATGCGCGAGCGTATGAGTATGGACGCTCTGCTGCTACTGGGAACTCCCAGCGGCCATCTAGACCAGCATTAAACTCTGGGTTTCCAAGACCGTATCCTTCGAATGTGTTTGCAAGCAAACCATTTTCGATGACGCGGTCACCTGATTGACGAAGCTTGCAGTATGGGAATACCCAGTAGAAGTATGGAAGGCCAGTTGCACGCTTTCCATCCTTAACTGCGTAAGACCAAACTTCAATTGCCACGCCGTTACCAGCTGGGTCATCGCCAACGGCTGGTGCGGCCCAACCGACTGACTTGTTGTCAGGTGATGCGTAAGAACCAAAATTCTTGCGGAGAAGTAGACCGCCAGACATAAGAGCTGAAAGCTCTGAGTCTGGTTCGCAAATCGCGATCTCCATTGTGATGCGCTTTAGTGTGTCTGGTGCCTTGTACGATACACATACAGTGCCATCAGCAGACTTTTCAACGATTTCGTCACCCTCTTCATATTCTGGGGTGAATGATGCGCGAAGAAACGCCGAGGTGGTGTAAGAGTCACCTGCTCCATTGAGCAAGTTACCAGCGGCGTCCAGTCGAGTGACTCGGATCGCCACACCTTGGACGCTAGCCGCGTAGTCCTGTGTAGCCATTCCAGTGTGCTCCTTATTCTTTGTTGGGCTTAGTCATTAGGAAGTGTCACTCGCATTGCGTAATGAATTGACGGATCTGCATACGCAGCTGCAGGGCGAAACGCCTTAATCCGCATGTTATTAATTGTAACATCTGCACCCTGGGCTAAGTTTTCATTCACAATCTCGACCTTGCCGAGGTGAACATCAACCATTCCAGTTGCATAAATCCACTTGTTGGTAGCAGATGCGGCAGCATTAGCATCACCAATTGGACCGTTACCTGTATAACCTGAACCAATGACTACACGAGTACCAAGACGTGTCATAGCACTTCCTGAGTTCTCGTTGTCGCCCTTCTTGTAAATAAGACGGGAGCCTAGAATTGAAGCTACATCGCGAGTCATGTGAATAACTGCATTCTCACCAGTAGGTGATTCAGCAATAGCTTGCTCTAGAATCATTAGTGCATTCTCTGGCTTTTTAGCGCCAGAAACTGGAACGGTTGCAGCACCACTCTTACGAAGGAACATGTTGCCAGAGGCAGATGTCTCTTCAAGAGCTGCTACGCCCTCCCAGAATTCTCTTTCTACTGCCTTCTGTGTAACTGCCTCAAGCACCTTAGTTACTTGTGCGAAGCGGTCTTCACCTGGAAGGCTAAATGTTGAATCAAAAAGTTCTGCATCTACGTAAAATGGAACGTAGTCAATGTACTTGTCTTCGCCTGAGCCATCAAAAAGCTCACCATCTGTAATTGTCTCGTCGTTTACAGTTAGAAGACGCAAATATGATGGGATTGAATCAAACTCTTGTGAAAAACGACGAACCCATCTCTCGTCGCCTTCGCGCCCAGTGTGCTGCATAACACGGGCAACGCTTAGGAGACCGCAAGGGGCAGGAACTAGCTCATTCGCTGGAAAAACTCCTCTGAATGGTGCCATTTGTTCTTACTCCTTCGTTCCTAAGCGTTGCCTACGTGTTATTTATCGAATTTTAGTATTCGACTGCTGCAGCTGTTGCGCCACCAGTTGTATCACGGAGAGCTGCTGCTACACCGTTGATGCTGATGGTTGAAGTGATTGCAAGACCTTCGATACCGACCTTTGCAACACCTTCGAATGTTTCTACGAACATCTTGTAGTCGTTAGTTCCGACTAGAGATGAGTCGCGGATGATTCCAAGGTCCAAAGTTCCGCCATCTAGGAACAAGAATGTTCCTTCAGCGAATAGGTACCATGTGAATGAATCGGTGAACTCAACAAGTGCTGTTGCACCCTGAGCGCCGAATACATCTTGGTCAAGTGAGTAGCTTACGACAACGCCACGAGCAGCTAGGTAGCCGTCGATCTCTGAGTAAGCGTTCAATGTTGAATCACCAGGCATGTTTAGTGCTAGGTCAGCTGCCATTGCATCCTTAACCCATGCTGGGATAATGATGCGAAGTGATGCGTCAGCTTCTAGACGGTGACGTGAACGGTAAGCAGTTGCTGCGCGACCAACCTGTACTAGGAAGTCACGACCGAAACCGATTAGTGAAGAAGTTGTAACAGCTGTTGAACCAGCTGCAATCTTCGCTAGAAGGTTTTGCTCTGCCTCACGTGCGTGCTGAATAAGACCAAGCTCGTTGTGACGAGCGATCAACTCAGGATATGCACGAGTTGCAAGGTTACCGAACTGCATCTGTAGAGTAACAGCGTCAGTTGCGACTGTTGTCTCAGATGCTGCTGCCACTGTCAAACTTGCCTTAGCAGCAGGGTTTGGAGTGGTTGCTGCATCGTTTGCTGCAGTCCATACACCGACAGCGTTTGCATAGTCAGTTAGAACTGGTGGAACGATGTAGCGGATACCACCACGGTCAGCTTGGAAACGAGGAAGTGCGTCACGTACTGGACGTGCTGTAGTTCCTAGTCCGAAGATGTCGTAGCGAACCTCGAATGGTGCGACGTGTCCACCAGCAGCCACAATGGCTTCTGGAGAGACAACTTTTTGGATCTTTGCCCAGTTAGCTTCAGCATCTGTTGAAAGAGTGCGCTCTTCTGGGAAAGAGGTAGAGACGGATGCAACAATGTGTTGTTCTCCATCTCCGCCGTTTACACGGCGTAGAGCATGGATGCGCTTTGAAAAAGCTTCAGCTACATCGTCCATGCTTGAAAGCGGGCTGCCAGCTGTTAGGCCAGGAATGTCAGCACCTGCCGTGATTGCCACGGGAGCGGCTGATACCTGAGCTACAGGACGGCGGTCCGCTGGGACCTCTGGTGTGAGGTCGTCTGCATTTGCAGCGGCGGTCACGGGTGCCTCCATAGTTTCCTGAACCACAACTGGTTCATTTGTTTGGGTTTCTTGAATTGAAGCCTCTGCGCCATCGGCGACATCGGCTGCTGCATCTGCTGCATCATCGGATGCTGCATCTGCATCTGCATCAGAAGCAGGTGCTTCCTCTGCTACATCTGCTGAAGCCTCTGCAGCAGGTGCTGCTTCCTCTTCTGCTGATGCGGTAACTACTTGTGCCTCTGTAGCAACTGGTGCTACTTCAGCTGTCTCGGTTGTCTCAGTTGAGAGCTCGACGGTCTTCTCAGACTCTGTTGACGCTTCGGTCATTGGCTTTTTCTCCTCTTCCTTCTCTTTTTCTGCATCTGTTTCAGCAACAGGTGCTTCTTCAGCTGCAGGTGCGGAATCGGCAGGAGCAGCAGGAACTTCTTCAGCAGGAGCTGGAGCTTCTTCCTTCTTTTCCTCTTCCATTACAGGTGCAGCCATTTCAGGAGACTTTTCCATATCGGTGTCTCCTTCTTTAGCTTCATCTGATTCTGGCATTTCGCCATCTTCCTTCTTGTCGTCGCCGTAAACACGGGACGCGGCCTCAGCGGCCCGCTGGGCGAGCTCCTGAACTGCGGCTTCGCGCTGCTTTAGCTCAGTGCGAACTGAATCAAGCATGTCGGCGAGCGACTTCATAGCGTCAACTGTCTCAGGAGTGATGTCTGATTTCTCAACCGATTCGAATTCGCTGATGATTGTCTGTTGAAGATCGGCAAGCTTATCGCTGTCGAGTTCAGACAGAGAATCCATCATTTCTGTGATTCGGTCCACTGTCCCTCCTTGGGCAGTTGTGTAGAACAAAACAATAGTTCTATCGCTGATTTAGTCGAGGCCGAGGGACTCCGAGAAACGCAATAAATGCGTGGAGGCACTCCACCTAGTTATAAATGGTACAACCACTTATAAAAGGTGATTGGACGGAAAACGCCGTGTTTCTGTCCTTTATGTTAAAAGTCTTAAAAGCTTCGCCATCTGGCTGGAAATCTCTGATTGGTTGTAGAGCTCGCTACCAGACATGAACTTCTTTAGCTCCGCTGTGGCGATATCGGCATCCTCATCGCCAATCTTGTCTTCGACCCTAGTAATCATATTTTTCATTAGCTTACGTAGGGCTGGGGGTACATCAGAGAATCTAATCTTTTCAGCATCTTGACCGAACCCAAATGGGAGGTTAGCAATAACCTTTCCAAGCTCTGCTGAACTAGTACGAATGTTCTCTAAAGCTTCAGGATTCAACGCTTTTGCGTCCAATCGGTCAATAATTCCAATTAAATCGTCAGCTGCTTTGGATGCTTTTCCGTAGTCTCCCGCATTATCAAGATTTTCGGCTTCTTCAACCTTTTCGATAACTCGGTCTAACCCAGCAGTACCTAGGTCAGATTTGAGTCGAGCTAGGACTTGACGGAATTTACCTCCAGCGTCACGAGGTTGAGTCTTTGGGGTGTATTTAGCCCGCTCTTCTTCTTCCTTATTTCGAGTGGCTTTTTCCAGCTTAAGAGCTTTTACCTCTTCGTCAGTTAAACCCTCGAGTTCTGGGTCAATTTTAAAAAGTGCTTCTGATTTTTCAGAATTATCATTTTTTGACTCTGCAGAAGCCAACACCGCTTGAGCAGTAGAAATGGCTTCTCTCATTTTAGAAGCTGTATCGTCACTATTTGTAGTCACTATTAGTCCTTAATTTCACTATCAGAAGTTTGAAGTTTTGCTGCAGCAGATATAGCTCTTTCTCGGAAGCTATCTACATCAATAGAAGCAGCTGCCCACTTTTGTGGAATTAAAGTCTCTTTACCAAGAGCCTTTGCTCGCTTCATAATGTGCTTTTGAACAAGACCACGCTTTCCAGCCTTAGCACGTCCATAAGCTTGAATTGCATTACGAAGGTCGGTTACATTGCGGATTGGGAATGAACCATCCTTAAGAGCCTTGCCCTCTTCAGCAAGTTTTTGACGCTCACGGCGAGTAACAACTGACATCTCTGCTTCAGGATTCTCATCGAACATTTGAAGCATGTACTCTGAAACAGCCTCTGCTTCTGCTTTAGCACTGGCTACACGAGCTGAAAATTCAGCCATTTTTCCAGATAGAGCAGCAGCCTCTGCACTCTTGTGGATTGCTTCAAGGGCATCAATCTTTGAATTAATCTCAGCGATTGGGTCATGCTTAAGCTGAGCAAGTACATTTGCACCTGCAGCAACAAGAGCCATAACCTGACCTGATGCGACACGAGCACGTGCGATTGGGAATCCTGGAACGTTTACTTGGCAAACAGCAACCAACTCAAGGTGTCCCTTGATTGGTCGCCAGTCACCTGATGGAGCTGATGCACGAGCGGCTCTAATTTGCTCGGGGGTTGTGCCAGGGCGTAGAGCACCTGAAACCCAAATTCCGTAAGCATCTTCACCTGCGTGCACGTCTGCGAATGCTGATGCAGTGTCATCGTAGTGACGAACTGCTTCTTCAGCAGAAGCTTCTAGACCAGCGTGACCGCCAGCCAAAGTTAGTTGACCAACTGGCATATCCTTACCTTCAGCGGTACGAATTACACCAGTGTGGAAATATGAATACTTAGAACGGCTACGTGGAGGACGAGTTCCAAATGCCATTCCAATGTGGTCTACATGCCAAGCAGCAATGTGACCGAATACGCGACCCTCATCTGTGATGGTAAGTGGGGTTGCCTTGTCAAGCTTTGGATTTCCAAACCATTCTGAAGGAGGCTCTACAGGGATAGCACCAGCTACCATGCCACAAGCAACAAGTGCTGACGCATCAAGCGGGCTCACCCCATCTACATAAATACCATCTGGAACTGACATTTCTTCCTCCTCAACTTCGTTGCCATCATCAACGATTTGGATATAACACTCTTGGAATGCTGGTTTTGGCACAATGGTGACAGCCATAATTCGAGCATTCTTGATTACTATTCTACCTGCCTCTACTTTTCCTGAGTCCTCAGAAGCCTCTTCCTCATCAGCCTCAAACATATCCATGTCAGCAGATACTCCACGGATAAACCCATTGCGAACAAGCCTTTCAGCTTCTTTTCCATATTCGCCTGTATCGAAAACGCCTACAGCATTTCCAATTCCACCATCGATGCGCTCCATATGCGTGATTTGACCAACCACAACGGAACCATCGTGACCTTGACCTGTTTTAATCTGCCACAGTAGAGGCAGAGGTAGGTCTCGCATAACTATTACACCTTTATCAAAGATGCGACCATCGCCAGATTCCTTGTCTTCAGGAATAACCAATGGGATAACAAATTTTGCTCCGTGTTCTACTGGTTTAGCACCTTCACGGCCCATGAATTGAGCCTTAGCTGCTTCAGCACGAGCAGATAGAGTAAATGAATCAATAATTTGTTCTTCAGAACGTAAGGCTTCAATGCTAGAAACCATAGACTTCTTTTTCATTCCTGGATTGCGCTTATCTCCAGGCCACATGCCAGTCATCTCTTTGTGACGAAGAGCGCAGTAACCTTTTGAGCGAGGTCCAAGATACTTTGAAAGATACTTGTGGCAACGAGTCCAGTCTCCTGGGCTGTTCCAACGAATCTTTAATCCACCCTTACCTACTGTCCAATAACGGCGAAGTTTCTCTGCGTTACCGCGGTTTTGGTCAAGTCCTCCAGCAGCTGTAATAGCGTTAAGAGTAAGAGCCATCGCAGGGTTGATTCGAATTGAAGCAACAATTCCACCATCAATTTGAGAAACAACTTCAGCCAATTGTTCTGTGCTTAGAACAATAGTTGGTGGAGGTGTTGGGCTGTTTAGGTCAGCAAGAATTCTTTCATCGCGTACCCACTTACGGTCACGGCGTTTGAAAGTAGAAGGTTGATTTGTATCGAAACCTGCTGGAACAACAGCAACTAACTCCATCACTGCTGCTGGGTCATCCTCAGCGACAATTGCAATGTACATAGGAGCCACATCTGTTTTTTCAGGTGTGATTTCATAGTTAGGTTTTTTAGCCTCGGCAGAAGAGGTAATTGACATCTCAAGGTCTGGATCAAACCTCTTCATGTAATCTTCTGCGCTAATTTTTCTTACATCTTTAGCAGATTTCTTTGGTTCTACCTTAGGTCCAAGTTTTCCGTAAGGATTTTCTTTATACCAACCATCTCGGTGATAAGCATTTTCTGGAGATGCGTTCTTGTTGTACTTTTTATCCAACCAATCACGTAGTAGTGGGTTGTTGTAAACATTTTCTGTTGTAGCAGGATTCCAACCTGGCTTTGGTGTGCCATCTGGATTAAATGAACCTGTGTAGTACTGACCAAGAACAGTATTTGGGTCAAGACGTGTATCTACAGCAGGTGAAGTTCCAGCAACTGGTGCTGGAGCATTTACTGGCTGTCCTGTGTATTCAGGAGTAACTCTTTGGTCTGACATCCAACTAGACCAGTCAGTAAGCATTGTTTGAAGACTGTCTACTGTAAGTGGTGGTAGACGTCCTGGAAGTTTTGCTGTTGGCTCATCAATTGGAACTCGTGGTTCTCCAAGAATGCCAGAAGTGTCTAGTTCAAAACTTGGAAAGCCTTGTACAGGAAGAGGTTGATAATCTTCTGCCAACTGAGTTTGGTTTGCTGGAACTGCTACGACATTTCCATTAGGAAACTCAACGTTTGCTTCTTGAGTTTGTGAGTTGATAGAAAGAATTTTTCCTGTGTACTTAGGGTCGTTTCCAACAATCACAGTGCTTCCAGCTTTAGCAAATTTACCTAGCTGGTCACGAACTTGCTGAGAAGCCTTCTCTGAACGTTCTTCAGGTGTGTAGTTTCCATCTTGGTTTGTTGGAGCTTGTGTTGTAGGAGCACCTACAGCAAGAAGGCCGTCATCCCACTCATCTACTTCAAATACTTCATCTTCAGAAAGCTGGTCAAGGAACTTCCAGTCAATTTCTGGAATTGCTTTTTCAATCAAATCTGATTCATTGAAATCAATCATTTGAATAGAAATTGAATCAAATGGGTTGTTATCCAGCATCGCTGAAATCTTTACTGCAGATTCACGGTCTACAGGAGTGTGAATTTTTTGCACTTGGTCATAAGGATCGTCAAGTGACTTGTCATATGTAATAAAGTCATGGTCAATGTGACCAAGGTCTTCCCAGCAGCCGTCATCCCAAACGGTGCAGTAACCTTCCATATCTACTTTGTATAGACGGTCAATACCTGAGCCATCTAAACGAATTCGAATATAAAAATCTGGCTCGTACTCTGATGGATTAAATGACTTGTAATCAATACGCTCTATCGGCATAAACTCATCGATAGATGCAACTACAGAATTGTTTGCACGCTTTTTATTGTCGCGCTCAACAATTGCTGACGCCCAACGCTTTGCAGCATCTCCACCCCAAAGAGCCCATGCAATGCGACCATTACTTGGGTAGTTTTGTTGGCCCGGTTTGTAGCCTTTGCCCTTCTTGTCCACTTCGTGACGTGGGAAGTATTTCGCGATGTGACGAATCTTTTGGATACCAATCTGCCCACCCTGCGCCAGAGTGCGTGCAGTATTCAGGCCAACAGGTGTGCCACCTCGTTTTTCTTCTTTTCTCCAAGCGAGTCCTCTTTTTGCTTCTGAAACAACAGCATCAGGAATGGTGTACATATTGCTGCTATCACCATTGCTAAGAACTTTAATATCTAGGTCAGTAACGGCAGCGTTTGCTAACTCAACAGAAGAAGCTTCTGGTCTTTCACCATAAGTACTCCATTCTGCAGAAGCTAGTAGAACAGCACTGCTATCAACCCGAACAACTGTATTAGTAGACTCGTCAATAACTGTTGCCAAGTCGTCGTTCGAGAAGAGAACGTAATTATCGTTTCTACCTAGAAATTCCATGATTATTCCTCTACCGCGTACTCTGCTAAATTATCTTTAGTAATTTTTTCACCAGCGTCCCAGCGGGCTACGAGGTCTTTTCCTTTTTCAACATCAATGTCTGTGATTTCTGAGCCGTCATACTCTTCTGACATCTCAGGAGTGGCAGGAACCCACTTACCCTCGTTGCGGAAGAAAGTACCAAGCCCAGCAACCGTGAAGACAACAGCTGTGACGTCACCAGCATCGTTAGACAAAGCCTCTACGGCTTGTTCTAAACCGACTTGCTCGTCGATTACCATCATTTCCTCCATCATTTGCGGGGTTAGAGTCAGTCCATAACCAGTTAGAAGCGCAGAGTCATCCTCTGTGAACTTTCTGATTCGATAGGTACCGTCGAACGCAGCAAACTCAATTGTACCCTCGGTTTTCTTAACTAACTCTGGATCAACTGGGTAAAACATGCCGCGTCCTCCACGAACGAGGATGCCGCTATCGGCTTCATCGTCGTCTCCCTCATATACAAACTGAACTACATCGAATAGAGGGAATTTGCTTTGGTTTTCTCCAGATAGTTTTTCAATAACACCTGGAGTCCCAAAAATTACTTCTTCAGAGATAAGAGCCATTATTTCTTAGCCCCTTTCTTTTTCTTTTTGCCAGAAACCATGTCTGCCAAATCAGTAAGACCTTCAGTCATAAGACGCTCGATGAGCTTCTCTCGGATAGCTGCTGGCATTGACATGGATGAAATGTCTGCCCATGAAAGGTTCTTCTTAAACATCAACTCTCCGTAGTTGTTGCTTAGAGACTGAACGATATCTTCTGAGTCAGATTGAAGCTGACCATACTTATCGGAGTTGTTCTTGTAGTAATCCAAACGACGAAGAACTTTTCGTGAATCGAAGTACAAAGCAAAGCTTGTAGAAGTGCTTGAACCTTTAGATGATGGAGAGGCAAAAACATAGTTTCCGCCGTTAGCATCAATATCTGCAGATGAAGACATTCCGCTCTTGTTAATTCCGTTCATCCAACGAGTAGCAGTTGCGTAGACGCCTCCTGATGTAACAACGTTGTAAAACCAGTCAACAGTGTTGGTCTGGTCTCCACCCTTCCAATTGTGAACAATGTATGGAGAGAATCCAGTTTTTTCCATCAACTTTTCTACAGCGGACTCTGGCATGTAATAGTTAACTCGACCACGAGCAAGTGGGTCTACGACAACTTCAACATCAGCTGCTGTGAATCCATATTCATCCTTAATGTACTCAAGGGTCTTCTCACGGAGTTCACCTGCGTAGTTCTTCTTTCCATCGGTAGAAGAGCCAAGCAACCAAATCATTTTGTTTTCAATAACACCTTGAACATCAGATTCAAGTGCTGGACGAACTTGAGAGATTCCACCCAAAGAGTTAAGGGCCTCAGCTACATCCTCAGAAGTTGCATCTGCTGGAAGATAGATTTCTGCTTTGTTGTGGAAGGAAACAGCGTATGGACTACTACTGTGGTACTTAAAGAAGTCCACTTCAGTATCATCAATAGACTTACTTGCTCTGTGAAGAAGGAAAGTTCCCTTTCCAGCAGGTCCTTCAAAAGTTACACCGTTTTTATTTGAGTCAACTGTGCTTGTATCCCAAGTGTCTTTCCAAACGAGAGAACCATCTGCCTTCTTCTCCCACTTATCCAAACGCAATGCTTTTGTTTTAGTTACATTCGGGTCAGAATCTGCTTTAGCAACTATTTGCTTTCCAGCCCAGTTAGTTAAAGTGAACTGAAGACGAATCTTCTTTTCGCCATTCTTGTCTGTAACCATTCCAACGTGGACTTCTAGGTCCTCGATTGAATCTGAGTCAAGAAGAGTAGTTGAACCATTTGCAGCTTCTCCAGCATTGTCATTCTTTGCCATCTTCAACGAGTCTTCTAGTGAAGGCACATCTGGATGTGGAGATTGCGAATAGTCAGGTGCGGCATCTAGTGTTTGAACAGCAAAACCTGGACCGTTGACAGAGAACTTATCCTTTAGAGCTTTAGCTTCTGCTTCCAATTGAGCTTTCTTCAAAGCATCTGCTTGCTTCTTTGCATAAGCCTCGCCTTTAGCCTTTGCTGCAGCCTTAGACTTGTCAAAAAGTGTTGGGTCAAGAGTAATGTCTAGTTCTTTTGCTTGCTCAGGAGTAATAAACTTCTCACGGGACCACAACTTGTCAGACTTTGTGCTCTTAGTCTGTCCTGCAAGAGGTCCATCAAAGTATGAAACAAAAATTTCACCACTTTTTGCATCTTGTTTTGAAATTACACCGTAGCTAGTCAAGTCTTGGTCAGAATCGTTTGGGCTTACGTTTTGAACCAAAATTCCTGGAACCATGTTCTTAGAGTTTGGGTCTTTAATAAACTCGCCACTTAAAAAACTCTTGTAATCGCTGTAATCATTTGCTCCATAAGCAGCTAAGTGACCAACAGAGTTTTTTTCTACTGCTTTAGATTCAACATCTTTGATTGCAGTAGCACCAGCAAGGTCAGTACCTTCAAAAGTTGGAAGTTCAACTGCAGGTTCTGGATTGTTTACAGGTGCAGGACTTGTTGGCTCTTTAGGAGTTGTTGGTGTTCCACCACTTCCACCAGTTGGGCCATCATCTTCTGGCTTGTCAGGCTTTACACCTGAAGTGTCCTGAATATCTAGATAGGTTGAAACCTTCCAGTTCTTCTTGCCATCATCCCATTGAACCTTGGCAACGTCTGTGTAGGTGTAACCCTGTGGATTTGATTTGCTCTTAGATGTAACAAGCTCATCCTTAAGTGAAACAACCTTTCCAGTCTTACCAGTCTTAGTATCTTTGACAATCATTCCAACCTTAATTGGAGTCTTGCCATCAGCAGATACATAAGCACCCTTCTTTGTTGGAATTGCAGAAGGAGCGATAGTTCCTGGAGTTTCTGGCTTAGATTTTGAGATAACCTTGCTTGGAGTTACCTTTGCTTTCCACTTCTCGTTCTCAATACGGCTAGAAAGAGCTGTGTATGAGTGCCAACGTCCTGCAAGAGTTTTAACTCTTGTAGTTCCATCAGAACCCTTAATTCTGTGATAGACACTAAAGGTGTTGTCAGAGTTGCGCTTCACCATTGTATAAATAGTTGAGCCAGCAGGTGTTACATTCTCAGCAACAACAATGTCACCGTTTTCGATGACAGAGATTCCCTTCTCATCTTTAACCTTTGCCCAAATCAAATCTGGGTCTAAAGGCTTCTTTAACTCTTCAGCAAGTGCATCAGCATCGATTGGCTCCACTTCATCTTCTGGAGCAGCATCTTCATCTGGTGTCAGTGCTTGAGCAAGGTCAGACTGAATCTTTTCTTCAGGAGTTGCATCTGCAGGAGCAGATACAGTGTTGATGTCCTCAAGAATTGAATCGATAAGCTCATCGTTAGAGCCTTCCTGCCCCTTGAGAGACTCAAGTAGGTCCTTTGTCTTGCCCTTGCTACCAAAAAGCTTTTCTGCAAGAGCTGAAACTTCGTCAAGAACCTTTTGTTTCTCAACTGGATCAATCTGAGCAGCTTCTGGTGCCTGTGGAAGTTCCTTCTCAGGTGTTGGAGCAGCCTCTGGTGCTTCTGTAGCAGAAGAATCACTTTGCTCAAACTTAGAGAGGGTGTAGTTCTTCTTCACACCATCTTCACCGATTGCTGAAAGATTAATGTTGCCGTTCTGTGGGTTCTTCCACACTCCCTTTGGAGTTACAACTCTCTCTTTTCCGTTGTACTTGAACGCAATCTTCTTTCCAGCATCTTGTGCAGCAGTAATTTGTGCTTCAATGTCACCTGCAGCATCAATAACAACTGTATTGGTATCAACAACTGGCTTCTTTGGCTCTTCGGCAGGTGTTTCTTCTGCTTGTCCGCCCAAGAAACGGTCGATTAGATATTGACGACGTGCCTTAAGAGTTTCTTTAACTGACTCAGCAGTGTCTGGGTCAGAGAAGGCAGCATCTACAAGCTCATCAATCTTTTCTGGAGTTATTGCTTGTACCTTTTTAACAGACTCAGCGATTTCTTCATCGCTCATATCTCCAAAGATGTCTGCAGCCTGTGCGTTCTGCTTTGCATCACGCATCGAGTCAACTTGTGTTGCTTCAGGACCAAACTCCTTGTCAGTTCCACCCTGTGCACGGAATAGTAGAGAACCACCAGCATCAATACGAGCGATGTTTCCATCCTTGTCAACAAGCATGTTGTCATACTCAAGGCCAACTACATCGTAGTTACCAAGCCATGCGTCAACTGCGAAGTCAGCCTGAGCCTTCTTCTTTAAATCTGCATTGTTCTTGTCAGATGCAAGAGTATTTCCATCTAAAACTGGAGAAACAAGAACAGTGTTTCCACTCTTGTCTACACCCTTGTATGCACGACCAAACTTAACGCCAGCCTCTTCATAAAGAGCACCGCCTAAGATTTCATTCTCTGCATGCTTGTCAGACTTTGGCTTCTTAACGTAATACTGATTTCCAGTGTCTGGGTCTACATAGAAAGCACCTTGATTGGAGCCAGCTTGTCCTGCAACCTTCTTCCACTTAGAAGTATCAAATACTGAAGTTACATCTTCAGGAGAAACTTCTTCTGCTGGAATTGGCTTGTCAGTCTTTGCATCCTCATCTTCAAGGTTGCTAACAATGTTTGGGAAAGAGTCTGCGAAGTCTGGATGCAACATTCCTGCATCAGACATCTTGTTGATTTGGTCTCCAGTAAACCAACCAGTTGCTGTGTTCTCGCCATCCTTGCTAGATAGGTCGTTGAACTGGTCTGGTCCTACTTCGAAGACAGAAGTTTCGTACGCCCATTCA